AACCACTTAACGCACTTACAGGTTTTCCATCAGCCCCTAACCTTTGGGGTTGCACAGGTTTAAAATACTGATTACCTGCTTTAGCTAAGCTTAACTCTGAAGTAAGCATAGATGGAGGAGGATTATCTAAAGAGTGTTTTTCTCTCATCAACGCTAAACTGTGGCTAAACCTCCTATCATCTTGCTCTCTCCAATCAGCTTCGTAAGTAATTTTTTTGCTATCTTCTAATACCCCCGCCCTTGAAGGTATGATGGAGTTTCTAAAATTATCTTCTATTGCTTTTAGAACTGCTTGTGGGTCTTGTCCTGCGAATGACGCACTTTGTTTTATATAATTAAGGTATTCTTTGTTGTTTAATATACTAGATTGCACGCCTTGGTAAAGATCATTCTGGTCTATGTAAGTAGTTTTTTCTGTTTTGTATTCCCAACTTCCGTTTATCTTTCTACCTGTTCTATTAGCGCGCTCTGTAGTTCTAGGTTTTACTTTATTGTAAACCTCTTCAAATAATTTACCAGCGTCCACGTAAGTAGCTAAATCCGTTATTGGCGCAGACGAATAAGTTCCTGTAGCCGGATCTATTTTAGTTCCTCCTCATTTTGCGTAGGATGCTTCTAAAGCATTAAGTTGTTCTTGAGTTATCTCTCCTTTAGCTAAACGTACTCGCTCCCTTTTTATAGAATCAGTAACATTTGCTAAGTTACTAGTCATGGCTCCAGCTTCTCCTCCAGCACCATAAATCTTTTCCATTTCTCCCTTCAACTTCACTAGTTCTCTGCTAGCAGCCCCGGAATCAAAACCATATTGAGATACCGTAGTATTTATTTTATCCTCAAAACTCTTTTGTATTTCGTTAGCTCTAGCCCTATCTTGGGCTAGAGTCTCAACGTATTTATTTTTTAAAGTTTCTGCGGTTAAAAAGTTGGTGTCATATGTTTGTTGGGCACCTTCTAAGGCTTTGGAAATGAAATCTACGGGAGGAGTGTATAGCGAACCTTTATAAGGGTCACCTGTGTAATATCTTCCTGGTCCGGCCATTAGTTCTTTTTCTTTTTCTTTTTAGTTGTAATATCAGCAGCTCCATATACTTTTTTGTACACTTCTGGATATTGTTGTTTTAGTATTTGAAGTACATCGTAACCTTGTTGTTTTTCATTCAATCCCATACCAAAGTTACTCAACCCAGTAAAGGCAGAATCAACTGCTTGTCTGTACGAGTCTTTATTTCTCTGGTTCATGTCATTAGTAGCGAGAGTTTGCCCTACATTATATCTACGCTGATTAGAAGTCGCTTGCTCATAATTTGTTTTAGCTTGCTGATTTCCTTGTTGGTATTGAGATATTATGCCTGCATCTTGTCCCATTTTATTTGCGTACATACTGTTTTGATACGCTCTTCTAGCGTTTATGCTGGGTGAGTCATAACCAGATAATGCCTCCTTAAATGCCCTTTGATTTTGATTCAAAGCGTTTCTAGGATCCATAACATTTTGAGTTATTCTGGTAGTATCATAATTAGGTTTATCTGTTACTGGCCCACCTATTAACTGCCCAAAACCTGATGCTACTTTAGCAGCCTGCATATAGTCACCCGCAGTAAATTTATTTCTAAGTTGATCTTCTGGACCACCTTGTAGCTGTATTGGAGCGGATGTAGCACTAGCTGCACCACCTCCGCCAGAGCCTCCTCCGTATATACCCCCTCCACCTGTAGTTGTAGCGGCAGGGATAGCAAAAGATCCGGTTCCAGAACCAGACGTTCCAACTGTACCAGAACCTCCCCCAAAAATACCAACGACAGGAGCGGCAGGAACTACAGGAGCTGCAGGAGCAGCTACTTTTTTTGCAACTGCTCTTTTTTGAGCTGCTCTTCTTGCTGGCACGACTGTGGGTTGTACAAATGTGGGTTGAACAACTGGACTTGCAGTTTGTTGAGGCAGTGTAATAGGTGGAGTGTATCCTGAATAGTACGGCATTCCGGTAATTGGGTTTCTAATAGTAGAATTAGCGTATCCGATAGTACTTGGGTTAGTTATACCAGCATCTACCCCTCCAATCCCGGTTAAAAACGGGTATGGATTATTAACATTAAATGGAGGCAATTTAGGTTTAACATCGTCTTCTCCCATATAACCCCCCGGAGCAAAGTTACGATTTTTAGCTCTTAATCCCATAGAACTAGCCATAGATTCTTGAGTTGCTGCCAAAGCTTTAGAACGTTGTTCGTTTAGTTTAACAGTGTTCTTAGCGGCCTTGTCATTAGGATTTGACTTTAAAGTCTTCTGAGCCTTTCCTATAGCGGCCTCTATACTGGCAGCTTCTTTAGCAAAACTTTGCCCAGTAGCTGGATGTTTCAATTTATCAGAAAATACAAATTGATTCTTAACAACTTCGTTATGATCTAAATTAGCATTATATTCTGGGTAATAGTTACCATCAGTAGTTTGTGGGTTACCTTTAACTTGAAATGCTGAGTTAGATAACTGCTGATCTCCCATTTGACCGCCATTTTCGTAATTAGTAATTCTTGGGTAATTACCTAAAGCTGTATCTAAATTTGCCTGCTCAAGTGTACCGAAAGCATTATTTGTTAACGTATTTAATCTAGGTTGATTAGCTCCTGACTGAATTAAAGCGTTACGCTCAGCTTCTGTTGATTTAACATAATTCCTAGCATTTTGTCCAAAGTCTGGAGTTTGCACTGGTCTTGGCATAATTCTTAAACTCTCAGAAGATTGTGGACCGTATGTACCAGCTAAAGACGGGTATGTAGGTTCGCCTATAGGCCCGCCATAAGCTTTACCCGCTGCTTGAGCTGCTCTTTTGTCGTTTATGTTTTTTTTAACCGCCAATGCCCCGCCAATAGCCGCACCACCGCCCACTAGCGTTTTTTTCAAAATTGCGCGTTCGGAAGGATTAAGAGAGGTTAAAAGTCCTTGCTCCGCTTGAGCTGCTGCTTGTCTAGCCTCATATTCAGTTGTTATTTTAGCTCTTCTTTCTGCTGCTATTTTAGCTCTTCTTTCTGCTGCTGTTGTTGCCGCTCTTTCTGGCGCTTTGGCGCCTGTTATCTTAGCTCTTCTTTCTGCTGCTGTTACTGGGGCTTTCGCTGCTGATGCTATAGATCTTCTTTCTGCTACTGTAGCTGCTTTTGTTAATGGTGCTTGAGCTGCTTGAGCTGCTCGTGCTCCCGTTTTTCCAACTACTTTACTCAGCAACTCAGCACCGTAGTGACCTCCAACTCTTCCAGCAAAAAGTTCTGCGGCGTTTATTCCAGCCTGACCATAATTACCTTCGCTAATGTTTTTAGGTAAACTAGTTAAAGCTTGCGCACCAGACCCTATCCACATAAGTGGACTTATGTAGTCTTCGATATTATTAGTGGCATTTGGGAATAATCTAAGATCCTCTTTTAAATTCTGCCCAATATCGTACACATTTTGCATACCGCCTGGCGCAGCTTTAGCTACTCTAAGCCTTTCTTCTCCCGCAGCTCTTTCAGCTGGTAGAAATGAATTTGCTTGTGGGGACGCTTTTATGGTCGCTATTTCCTCTGGCGTGAACTGTTGGTACCATCTCAATCTCTCCTCAAAAGAATTTCCTACTTTAGGTTTACTAGCTAATATTTGTGCAGCAGTTTTATTGGTAGGGATTTGGGTTATCTCACCAGATTTATTGGTAGGGATTTGGGTTATCTCAACAACTTTAGCTGGTTTTGTAACATCATCAGAACCTCTGTTTTCCGATCTCCTAACTGGAGGCGGAGTTCCTGGAGCTGCCCATGTTTGATCACCAGCAGTTTCAGATAAAGCTGCTCTTGTTTGATCTCCTATAATACCGTCTACTGTAATCTTCTTACCTTGGTTAGCTAAAGATTCCTGATAAGCTTTTACAGCTGCCTCAGTTTTCCTACCGTATATTTTATCTACAGCACCGTCTTGATAGAATCCTTTTTCTTTTAGAAACTTTTGTAAGTTTTCGACTTCCTGCCCCCTACTGCCCACTGATAAAACAGGTCTGCCTGAGGAATCATATCCTCTTGGAGCAGTTGCAGTTGGCAATACTTTAGCTGCGTTTCTAGCCTCATATTCAGCTATTTTAGCCTCGTTAGCTGCTATGCTAGTATCATATTCAGCTACTTCTTTTTGGATCCTCTTTATTTGAGCCTCCAATGCTCCAACAATCCCAGTATCTACTCCTGGAGTAAGTGTAGCCATAGCTGCGGCATCTTGCGCACTTTTATTACCAGCGTAAACTTCGTTATTTGGAGCACCAGGTAACTGCCCTAAATCGTACCCCATTTGAGCGCTTTCACGTGCTTTCTCAGTATCATAGGCAGTTTGATACCCACGCATCCCCGCTAATTGTTTGTCTTGATTATATTTTTCTTCGTAGGATCTTAAAAGAGCTGTTCGTGCAGGCGTATCTGGAGCTTGATCTACTGGATTTATAGGATTGAAAGTTGCAGCAAACTGTCCTCCACGAGTAGCCCCGCTTTTATTAGGGCCTGTAAATTGCGCAGATCCTGGAATAGGTGTTGCTCCCGCCACTTTAGCCGGATCGTTTTCAGCATCTAATTTCATTTGCAAAATGTCGTACTGAGTCTGCATAGGCAAAATAGGACCACCTACAGCATAGTTGTTCATAGTTCCTCCAGTCCTGTAATTCCCTGGAGTTCCCGAAACAACAGTTTCCCTGCGATCCTTCATCTGTTGAAATGCGTTTATGAGAGCAGGAAGTGCTGTTGCGGCTCCTCCAATAATTGGATTTACCGCTGTTAAAGCTGGACCGGCTGCCCCTAACAAAGATGTAAACGCATCCATTCCCCCACCACTTGCGAAGGATCTTTTGGGTTTACTTTTTATTTTTTTATATTTCATTATCTGTTGTTATTTGTGGTCATTGAGGTCACCAAATCAGTGGTGATTTTATAATTAAGTGCGGGGTAATAATATAATCTAACTCCTAAATAATTGTCTCTAAATCTAGCTTGTTCGAACAAACTTTTAGTCGCGCTAATCTTAGCACTGTTAGGCACTTTGTCTATATATGAAAAAGGATTTGACAGTTTACTTGCCCACGACTCATCCCAAACACTTTCGGTCTGAGATATTGATAAATCTCATAGATCGTTTATTCTCCACTGGTTTTCTACTTTAGTTACTAATGCAGCGTCATCAAACATATCAAATTCAAAAACACTACTTTTTGGTCTCAAGGTTCTATAACCACTGGATTGTTTGCTATTATAGAACACCACTTTATTAAAAGTGTCTTTTACTTCTACCCACTGCTTTTTTTCAGCATCTAATACACTTGTCTTTCCTACATAATTTATGTAATCAGTAGTCTTAACTTCTAAGGGGCTGTTATCCGCTATGAAGTCTATTATGTGCGGGTAGGCCGTTCCGTAATAATTTAAAAACTCTGTAGAGTTATGTCTAAATATATCGCTCTCAAAATGTTTTAAACTAAAGAAATCACTGCTACCATTAAACATATAGTACGGTAGGTATGAGTGAAAAGATACCCAACTTTTTGTCAAGAATGAATATGACAGAGTAAAAGATAAATTTTCAAAATACTGTGCATCTTCAAAACTCATTTTTATAAAATCACCGTTGCTATAAAAATAAAATGAAAAACTGTTAAACCAAACAGTATTGTTTTGTAGTAATTCTGACCATTCCGTTACGTCAGTTTCTGTTGGATTATAAACAAAATTACTAGTCCATACAGGAAGTAATTTGTAATCTTTTTTATGAACAATTATTCTTTTGTATCTTGGATCGTAAACAGAAGAATAACCAACGCCTGCTAATGATATGGTAGATAGATATGGAAACACTTTCCCGGTAATATCGCAGAACTGATTTAAAAATTGCAATTTACCGTTATTCTGCCAAAAAGTTCTAAGCCCGTTTAAAGATAAATCCTCTAGTTGATTAGTTAGGAGCAAAGGCCTGCCTGTAATAGAATCCACATAGAAAGTGCCGTACTCGGTATTTACTCTAGATTTAAAGTCTTCTTGGCCTCCAAAAGAATAATCCGTTACTTTTAACTGCATGGCTGGTATTGATAACGTCTCTCCAGTTCCTAAGTAAGTATTTACTCCTTCCGTTTTAATGATTTGCGGGTTAGTAGGTATGTGAAATATAGTAGAAGGAGTAGTAGCATAAATTTGATTAAAATTGTTGAATAGATCTGTTATGCTTCCTTTTGATCCTTCTAAATCTTTGTAGTTTGAAATTAATATAATTCTATTTTTATCTACTGTAGATTCTTGGTTATCACTTAGAGAATAATAAATTCTGTAAGGAAACTGTTCTTCACACATCTTACACATCTCATGATTAAAAGGTAAGGATCTATATCTAAATATGTGCTCTATCTGAGAAAAAGATTTATTATAGTTATAATTCTCAGAATACATTTCTAAAGCTTCGTCTACTTTACGAATTTTTTGAAATAAATATTCGGAAAAAGTATCGTGGGCTAAAGGATATGTGTTATATATTGAATTTTCTCTATCCGGCCCTCCGTGCCTAAACTGAAAATTATAATCAGAATCTGGAAAAACAGTGGCAAGAGCTGTTGAGTCTATATGCAAATTCTTTCCCTCGTTATTAGCATACCAATCTGTTTCTACTACTCTCATTTTACTTAAAAAAACATCCCCAGCAAATAATTCATATTTAGTGGTCAAATTAACTGGAGCATCTAAAACAGTACTTCCTATTTGTACATATTCAATAGCATTTAAATTATTAAATACGTCAATAGGGGAATATAAACATCCTCCTAGGACAACTGGAATATGTGTAAAATCACCTAACCCTGGAGTTGGGAGTAACCCTGCAGTACCTCTTCCTATAATACTATCTAATTTTATTATATAAGCATTATTAGAAACAGAAAAATTAGCTATAGTTTTATTGTCTAGTTGCTGCGTATGCCCGTATATCTGCCCTATGTAGGATTTTTGTAAATAGGTTTGAGCTAATATTTTAAAATTTAAGTGTGTTTTAGTAGACACAATTTTCTCTACTTGAAATAATGCTGTGTCCAAGTCATAAACTCCTTCATATGGAGTATCGTTATTATCTAAAGAAGGCCAGTTATTTTGCCAAGTACTGCCGTAAGGAGAATTTACAGATTGTGAACCTGTGGGTACTTTTCCTATATTTATATAATCCAGTTTAAAATGTGTGGCACTTTTAAACTTATCCCCTATTAAAGTTTCAGGGGCAACAAAAGCGTAGTACCTTTCGAAGGGGGATACTGTAAAAGCACCTCCTTCTTTCACACAGCTAATAAATGAATTAGTGTTGAATGTGGGGGAAGATGCCTCTTCTACATCATCAAAAATAAGTGGCAACAACATACCTCTATGTTGAACAGTACGTTCTACTTCTCTACTACCGTGTACAAATATGTGCCCAACAATATCGTCAGAAGGATATTCTACATTGGTAAACCAAAGTCCTAATTTAGCAGCGGTATCTTCAGCATTAGTAGTAGGAAGAAACTCAGGACCAGGCATTCTATGGTGCCTTATCTTTGTTTGTGGTGTTATTAAATTACCTTGCCAATCTCTTCCCCAATATCCATCTACATGATTGTCACAAGTTGAGATTTGTGGATAAGTATTTTCATTACTTTCGTGATAACCAAGAAACCCATAACTTAAGTCTGTAGTTATTGCTGTGGCAGTAGATACATTTCGCCATCTTTCGTCTCCTATTAAGTCTCCTAAAACAGTACTTTCACTAGTTATTTCACCAGTGTCCCAAGCTTTGCCGTCGGCAGCAGTTCCAGTAAAATTACCTGTAGCTGATATGTAAGGATTGTACCCAGAAGTTATACTGTCTGGAGCTCTTCCTGGAATATGAAACACAGGAGTTTTGGAACCATCCTTAAGTATATAAACTATACCTAAAGCGTACACCTCACTTTCCATGAAACTAGAACTTTCATAATAATACTCTGGGCTTTTTACGTTTAGTGTAGATGTTAAAGAGTTAAAATTATAACCCTCTTTAGTCCATTGGACTTTTATTTTAGAAGCCGCTCGTTGAAACGCAGAGTAATCTACAGCTGCATTTTCAATATTAGCTAAAAACAACTTTTGGTTATTATTTACGTGAGCTTTAACTTTTTCAATGCGTTGTCTTTCTGAAAAGATCTCATCTATAGAAGTAGCTTCTTGTACCTGACTGTCTAATCCAGTATATGTAAAAGACATTGTAAGAACGTTATCTATAAATATCGGAGTTGGATTTAAAATATCTACTCCAGATATAACCCCTTCATCTGATGTTCTTTTTATTACAGCAAACTGTATATACTTAAAATCTAAATCTAAGGTAGTAGAGTCTATGCTTAATTGTATAACTTTATTTTGTTTAGGAACATAGTATGGAGACAATTCGTTGTTAGAACCGCCGTCATACATATATTCATAATTTATAAATGTATTTTGCCAGTATTCTCCTGAACCTATGGCTATGTTTTTAGTAATCCAAATCCAATCAGTTGGGTTTAATTCTTTATCTAAATAACGGACAGCAAACGCATAAGTTCCTACTTCTAAGCTGCCCCCAATATCAATAGGGCCACCTTTTTGTACAGTCCTTAATTCTATTTTAGGTATCTTGTAGTCCCTACTAAAATCTAGCATAGGGCAACTTATGATTTTTTTAGTGTCAGGATCAACTGTGTCTTGCGTGTTTGTTAAATTAAAAACTCTATATTTATTAAAATGATCAGTAAAATAAACAACTCTTTCGCAACCATTTCTAATTTTAAATAAAGCGCTTATTGGAAATCTATCGGAAAAGTTCAGACATCTTCCAATTGCCACTGTAGTATATAAATTTTTAGCAGAATTGTATATACCTATTTCATGATCTTCTCCAAGCATTAGTTGCGCGTCGTACGCAATTGAGTCTCAAAGAAACAATATAATCTCTTCATTATCAGCTTGAACGTGGCCTATTACTTTTTTGTTTTCTGGGTAATTGGTAGCACTTCCTATGTTACCAATCTCATTGGTAATACCTGGAAATTCCCCGTCTTGAGTTTCAAGCACGGCATTTAAAGCGAATCTGTAAGTGCCGTCTAATTGATATTTAGGGTGGACATCTTGGTTCAACCCTTTCTCAAAATTATTAGAATTTGACATTTTCTCTATCTCCTAAAAATTGAAACAATTGTTGAAAAGCATTAGAACGTGGTACCAGCTTGTTATGGATGTTTTTAAGATTTTCCATTTTAGAAATATCTGGTAAATTTAAAGACAATGCTTTCTTAGATAACGCACTCCACATATCAAGATGAAATCTCATTCTTCTTTCAGATCCTTCTTCTTTCATCATGTCTTTTTGCATCCAATACTTGTAAAGCACGAAGTGTAGTATTGCTTCTTTAACGTCTTCGTTATCTGGTATTAATGCGAACCCTTCTTCATCGTGCGGGTACGCTAAGTATGAAAGCAAAATATTTCCTGAAGATAATGTTGTAGTTAAGACCCCTGATGGAGAGATTGAAAACTCTTGACCACAATTATCGCACCTTGTTATAGAATCTGTTAAACAAATAGATGTGTGAAATGGGTTTGTTGTTAATCTTAAAGGACTCCATACAGGGTTAGTTGATGTTCCCGCATTATACGCTGCCTGAGTTAAGAATTTAAAATCAAGTGGTATTTGTCCTTTATGTGTGGTTATTTCTACAATGGCTACTTTTGGTTCGAATTTATCTTCTAAATTCAAAGTGCGCATTGCCCTGGTTGCGTGCTCTAGCACAGCAGTTTCGTTTCAGTACCTATCATCTATTAAAAGAGCTAGTTGTGCTAAAACTGATTTAATGCTTACGTAATTCATATTCTGTGTATCTTCCTATTGTGTTTTCTTTGCTTATAGCTTTTGAAAGTTCCCTATTAAAGGCTCTGCAAGTTTCAAATTTAAAAGCGTGCAGTATCGGCTGGTACATTCCTAAACCTAAAAACGAGCCTTTAACACGTCTCTTTACGGAAGCAGTTAACTCTTGTGAATGTAAGTTAAGTCTAGGAATTTTTTGACCAGTCTCTTTGTAATGTTGAAAGTTGAATATCTTTCATTTTGTGGGTTTTCTAGAGAATACTCCTACTTCCCCTAAGTGAAAAGGTAAGGTATAAAGCTTCCCATCATAAATCATGCTTTTACGTAAAAGGTTATGAAAATATTTTAGTATTAATCTAAACTCTTCTTTAGACACTTTATCTTTATGTTCATAGTTCGCGTATAAGTCTATGTACGTTTTAAGCTGTTTGGTTGTCTGTGGCATCATTACTGGTATCATTTGGTGGTAAACTCATAGAAGTTCTGAAAAATTGTAACACCATATTGTATGCTGGAGAAACTAAGTCTGGATCTATAGGATATTCAGCATCTAACCAGTCACCGCATACTCCAGTACCAGTAGTGCCTGGGGCGCAGTTTAAACTAGTAACTTCAATTGGATCTGAAAACAATGAATTTAACATTACAAGTTCTAGATTCTTGTTGTTAATTATATATAAATGATTATCATTTATAAACCAGGCTGTTTTGGGAGTAGAATTTGTCACAGTATAAGCTGCGTACTTATTCATAGTCATAGAGCCTTTAGAAATAGTCTCTCCTAAAAGAGTCATTACTTTTACAAAATCTCCCCACCTAGTATTTAAAAATTTTGGAATAGGAGAGACACTCTTAAATATTTTACAATCTATATCTGTAACACTGCAGCATCCGTGGAAAGTTCCTGAAGTTAGCGGGATACATAAAGATTGAAATGATTGTTCTGAAATGTACGTGTACTTATCTGCTTTTTGTTCAGTCAATAAAGCACGCGCTACATTTAAATAATGCGCTATTAACCTGAGCGAAAAAGAGCTATCATCCGTGGATGGGCCCTTGCTTAAAAGGTTGCGCAATGCGTAAACATGGGTTCCTAAAGTCATGGTATAAAGATACTAAATATTTAAAAATACTGGGGTTATATATGTAATTAAATAGTAGAAGTTGTTATTACTACAAATATCTTTTCTTTCTTTATTACAGAATTAATCTTAGTTTGTAGCTTCTGCATTGTTAATCTTGAGTTTACTACTTTATCCGTGTCTTTAACTCCTGGTAAAATACAACCACTGGAGTCTAATTCTGTGTTACCAGGGTGTATTCTAATACCATCAAATCCAGGAACATTTAAAAGCTCTGGTAAATATTTTTCAAACCTTTGAGAGTACGACATTACCAGCTGGTAAGTTCCGTAAGGTATAGCTGTTTCGTGTTTTACTTTTACATTTTTAATGTAGCCTAGAGTATCTGAACTTTTTAGGTTTCTGTCTCTGTCTTCTATAGTATCACAAAAGTATTCTCCATTAATAAACAATTTAGAAATGGTAGATTTTGAATTTGAAATCGGTGGTCTCTGTATCTGTATAGTCATAATAAAAAAACCCCACCCCTTTATAGGAGTGGGGCTATGTTTTAATCCGGCACATAGTCCGGAGCTTGAACTTGAATTGTTTTAGTAATAATGCACCCAGATGCTAAAGTTATGGTAAAAGTGTAGTAACCATAAACAGAATTACCTGTAACTGGAACTATAACTTCTAAATTATTGCTAATAATAACATTAGCAGGATTTTTCCACGTAACTGTATAATTTGCCAGTGGGTCAAGTAGTGTTAAGTCTGCTTTTAAGTTTATAACTTTTACTTCGTGTTTAATTTCCCCATCAGCATCTTCACTTTGTAGTTTGGCAATACTGTTATGCACCAACGATACAGGAGTAGGATCTACAGATGTAAAAGTCAAATACTTATTCTCTGGTAAAGTGTACCAATTATTAGCTTTAAAAACATGACGAGGTCCATCAGGTAAATTAAAATCGTATCTAACTCCAAATTGAGTTGGATAACTTAATGCTGAGTGATTAACTGTACCTCAATCAGTTATATTTGGCCCTCCTGAAGAAGTACCCTTACGATATGTTATATAAGGTTTTGCGAAATTAATCTTAAAACCTATATGTCTACCAGTAGGATTATTATAAACGTTTGTAGTAACGGTTAAGTTACCATCATACAAGCTAACTTTAGCATCTACATTAGTAGCTACTTGTGCGCTATATATAGTTGTAAAAGCGTTCTTTAAAATCTGAGTTACGTTAGCAGCATAAGCCGGGTGTGCTGTATAAAGAACATTGGCGGGTACACTTCCTAAGTATGGGCTTGTGGAGTCTACTGATACGTCTACAGAGTCTATAAGGTTTGGAACTAGGTAAACATTTCCATTTGCTTGAGTTACCTGAAATCTAATTCATTGTAAATAAGAGAAATTATTCATAGGTATAATCGAACTTAATGGAAATCTAACTGTGCCATACATATTGGTAGTAGTAATGGGTAAATTAGAACCGCTAGATAAATAACTTCCTGACTGTAAAGTTCCGTAATTATAAGTAGAACCATCAGGAGCTGTTGTTATAATATCTATCTTTGCTTTCTGGTACACGCCGTCTTCAGGAATACAATAAGCAAACCTACTTCCGTCTAATGGGTTTATCAATCTAGTGGTGTATTTATCTACTCCTCTAGTAAAGCTTAATACCACAGAAGCTTGCGTACTACATATAAAATTAGCAGAGTTGCACGTGATTGCGTTTGTCTTAGCTCTTATACCTTCTAATCTACAATCTTCATGTATGTCCAATGGGCACTCTAATGATTCAGATAATTTAAAATCTAAAAAAGCTTGTAGTAACGCATCCTTGCTACAACTTAAGCAATATTTTCTACACTTAAAATACTCTGCTAATAGGTAAATAAAGTTACATCTTAATTTAGTGACATCCGCAGCTGTTAGCATTTGTGGTAGGTTCGTTTGTGAATATGTTAAATAAATTGTTAGCTAAATCACATCCGCAAGTTTCACATTCAGTAACATTCTTAAGCCCTTCAAAAGCCAAAACTTTTTCTAGATTATCAGCATTTTTATAAAGCTCTAGTACGTCTGACGCGCATTCGTAAGAACACAATAAAACCGTGCAGCCTAAATCACTAGACTTAGAAAAATCCAATAACACTGAAGATAATATAAACTCATAAGGACCATCGACAAGTTCAGTTAATCCTAAACTAGCGGCATTAAATACATAGTTTGTTATGGACGCCCCTAGTGTCACCACCTTTGGAGTTCCACCTTTAACTGACACAGAAAGTGTGTTAGATCTATTGTTAGTATTAAAATTTGAAGAATTAATTAGGACTGAAGTACAGTCCGCACTTTTTGTAAGAATCATATTTTAAAATTTATGGTACGCTTGTTAAAGTTTCATCAGAAGATCCGTAATCCCACGCAGGGGCTATTCACTCTGGAGTATTTAATATTTCTAAAATTTCCTCGTACGTATATGGTCCTTCAGGATTAGTTAAGGAACTTATGAAAGTGGGATACTCTGAGGTATCCCACTTTACAAATGTCTTTGTTCCGTCTATTGATTTTCTAACTGTAAGTAAAGAAGACTCTAATATTTGAGTAAAATCTACTTTGTCTAAATCATTTACATTTAATATTATATACTGTCTATTCTCCATTATACTTGTCTAGATAAAGTAGTCTGATATTCTTGCACAACATCGTACAAGTCTTTTACATTTTGAGAAGTTAATCCATTACCTAAAAATGTGAAGGCTAACTCATACGGACAAAAAAATGCTGGAGCCCCAGCTGAATTTAAATTGTTATAAGCGCTGAAATAAAAATTTCCGTTAAGTACGGTTGTAGAAGATCTTGTGGTAGTACTACTACCTAAACTTACTCCATTTTTATAAGTCTGAAAATCTGATAAACTTCTCAGAGAAGTAGTAAACATTCCTGCAGCATTATCCGGAGTATAATTTATTGCGTTATTAGCAGCAGCTCCACTACGCACTTGCCCGTTTACCATATCATTCCATATGCTGTAATTGACAGTAGATACAGTACCGTAAATTCCATACGTTTTATTTCCTGTTCCTAGTAACGATGTTCTAGAATAGATTCCATACGAGTAATTTGCAGTAGTAAACTGGGTACTTACATTAAAGTTAGTATTTATATACCCAGTAGTCCCATCTGGTAACCCCCCTGTAGCGCTGTGGGTTCAGCCACCTCCAAACGTAAGTTGATATTTAGTTACGTTTTTCAAGTTATAAGAGTGTGAACTTGCTGTACCTCCAACCATAGGATATATAGCTTTTAACTTTGGCCAAAGGTCAAATTGATATAATTTGCCGACCATTGTATATATGGCTTCTATTTGAGTTGTATTTGTTATGTTTGCCGCAGTTATAAACGCGTCAGCAGCTTTAAAAGCATCTATCTCAAAATATCTATTTTTAATAGCGTCAAAGTTTTGTTTTACTTCGGCATCAGATAAAACCCTGTTATATATAGTGCAATCTCCTATGTTACCTTTGTTTGCGTTAGAATTATAATATCCTAGTATAAATCCTGTTAGGTAGTTTCCTGGAATAACATCTTTATAATTTGTGATAACAGGAGCACCTGAAAAATTTGTTTTTGTAGCTTTTAATTCTCCGTTTATATAATGTTTAACAACACCAGAAGCGGCAGCATAACTAACTGTGGTAGTTAAACAGTTCCAATCTTCCATATTTACAGGAGTTGTTGATAAGGATTGTCCTGTATTTTGAACATTTGGTTTAGCAAACTCGACGTATGAGTTAGTGCTTGCTGGAGTTAAATATCAAATATAAGCATCGGCATTAAGATAAATAGAGTTAAGACTTGCTCCAGTTGTTAATGGTTTTATTCAAACAGAAAAAGTAGCAGAATTACCATCTAAAAATTTTAATTGTTCTGGATTTTCTCCAACAACTAAATCATTAGTGCCATCAAAGTAAAAGCTTCCGCCGTTATCTCCTGAATAAGCTGCTCCGTTGGTTAAAGTTCCAGTATGTGGATTTCCTGATATGTCATATATATTAACGGTAGCCCCGTCATATGAATCTAGGTGTGATGGATCTCAGTGCATCACTAATCCATCCAATACTATTTTTTGATTACTGTCTGTGATTCCTAACATAATTTAAGCTCCTAAGTTTCCAACTAATACCCATTCATCTGCTGCCATTTTAATGGCTGACACTATTCCATATTGTGATGCAATTTTCTTCTGATTGTTTGCAGAATAAATTTTAGCAGTAACACCAAATCCAGTTATAGCCCCAGCTGTTGGGGCACCGCCTACGCAAGTAATTGGAACTGTAGTCGGAGTGGTGGCACTTGCTACAGTACAAGTCGATCCGTATGCAAGTCTTGAAGCTGCGTCCACTTGATTACCAATTGCAAATGATGAGCCTCCAGGGCTTGTTACTGTAACAGTTGCTGTCCAAGGGCCTGCCCCACTTACTGTTCCAATAGTGCCACTTATTCCAGCGCCTGTAATTGCCCCAGTTATAGCTAAAGTTCCAGTATTATATCTAAGTAAATCAATTTGACTTCCAATAGGGATATTTGTAGCATTGTCTCTTGGAATTCTTATTGTTTTAGCTGTTAAGTTGCTAAACCTTACTACATTACTTATATCAGAAAGACCTAAAGTAGTATCATCAGCAACTGTAGCTGGGAAATTATTAGCGGGTATGTTAGCATTGTTTGGAGTAAATAATTCTCATCCTATAGGGGGTATATTATCAATAAACGCCGCGTATCTAATAATTAGACTTTTACCAGGTTTTATTAATATATTATATCCAAAATTAAATCTATTTTCAGCGTTAGAACTACTATTATTATCTTGTAATACAATATTAAAAGCAGAAGTGTTTTTTACCGTTACAATTCTTCCAGTAAGGCATTTATAAACTGATATAGAGACTGCCCCATTAAAATCTGTTGTAGGTACAATTTCTAAATAGTCTGTAGTAGTGCCCGCAACTTTATAATATGTAACAGTGGCATTAGTAAGGACAGTTGCAATATTAGTTCCTCCCATATAAATATTATAACTTCCTACGGTTCTACCTGTAGTGACAATTGTTACTTTATAAGCCCCACCTTTATCTAAGTAACAAGGTATTAAAGAAGCTGTCCCGCTCGAGTGTGTGTAGCCAGCAGATACTAAAGTACCTGTCCATCCAGACCCTGTTGATATTGCGGCTGTGTTTAAAACTAAATCAGCGGTAAAACCACCAGAAAAACCTGTAACAGATATTGATGAAGAAGGGGCATAGTCAAAATTGCTAATATTTAAAGGTATTGCAATATCATTACCTCCAGTACCCGCTAAAGTTCCTCGACTACTCAAAGAAAAAGACGTAGGGATATCTACATTATAAAGACCAGCTGTGGTAGAAGCTGTAGCAATATTAATTCCTGTGTACGTGTTTGCTTGTAGGCGCAATCCTAAAACATTTCCAGCAGATATTGTGGGTCCTTTGAAAAACGTACTTCAGTTGGAACTATTACCTATAGTTACTGTGTTATTTCCACTTCCAACCGCTGCTTGTCCTATTACAATTTCATTTGTAGGAGTTGCGCTTGAAAAACTATTACTTACACCAATTGCTATATTATTACTACCACTGGTCATATTAATACCAGCGGATTGACCTATACCAACATTACCGTTACCATTAACTAAGCCACTTAAAGCTAACGAACCTATTGCTGAGTTCTGAACTCCGTAAATAAAATTAAATCCAGAAGAACTCCCCATAAATAAGTTGTTATTTCCACTACTCATCTTAGCCCCCGCTAAAGATCCTAATAATAAATTACCAGATCCAACAGTAAGTCTTGCGCCTGTCCCGGCACCTAATAAAACATTATTTGAGCCCGAAGTTAAACTTTCTCCAGAATTTTCTAAACTACCTGCATGAATATTACCTAAAACAATGTTATTTAAACCCCCATTAACAACCTCTCCTGCATCTGTGCCGATAAAAATATTAGAAGGGCTTAAAGGAGCTCTTTGTCCTGATACAATAATATCAGAACTATTCCTAAGTACTTGACTAGGACTGAACTTATTGTTATATGGGTATATACCTATTTCTGAAGTAGTACCAGTAAAAGTACTTGTGGGTATTATGTTTATAGTTCCGGTGCTACTTGGTGCTACTTTAAACCCACCAATAATACTGGTGGAACTGGCTGTAGCTCCAATTATAGGATATGTCTGTGTTATCCCAGTTATCGCACCAGCGGTGATTGAAGTTGCTGTAGATGAATAGCTGATGCTAGTATTCGAAGTTATTGCTGTTATAGTAGTTACACCCCCAGTAAAAGCACCTGTTCCAGTTACAGTTATAGTATTACCTAATAAAAAATAAGAAGTATCCGCAAATGTTATTGTTCCAGTATAGTTACCAGTACTTCCAGTAGGTGTGGCCACAGTTCCATTTCTAGTGATGGTATTAGTTATGTAATACGTAGCTCCTGTAAGAGGAGCAGCGGTAAACGTAACGTTTGTTTCTATAAAAGTTATACCAGAAGGGACTGTAAATGGGCTAGATAAAACACTTGTGTTTCCAGAAGTGTGTGTAAAACTTGGAAAAGATCCAGTCCATCCTGTTGAAGTCCAAGTACCACTGAATATACTAGTTCCTGTAGTTATAGTGTTAGTAGAGCTATCTTTTATATCTAAATAAGCAGCAGGTGCGGTAGTGTTTATACCTACCATACCATTTTGTCCTATAGCAGTAGTTAACGTAACATTTTCCCACACATTGGGAGAACCTTGTTTATACCTAAGAATATTTTTATCAACAGGCTCTAAAATCTTAACGTTATGCAGTTCTTCTAACTCGTATCCGTTTTGTATTCTATATATAACAGAAGCATTATTTACTTGCGCTGTTACTAAAGTTCCTATAAATACCACGTGATTTGGAGCAGAAGGTTTTACATTTGTTACGTAACCTGCTGTAATAGGAGACAAGTACAGAGAGTCCCCTGCTGCTAATGTGTCTGCAGTAAATGGATTAGTCGCATTAATTCTAATATCTAGATCTATAAGTCTTCCAAAATTTAAAACTTCCCCATCTCCGGCATTAGCAATATCATTAGCGAGCACTCCAAATGTTCCAGCAGAAGTAGACTCAGCGTTGGCTTGAGCTTTTTGAATTGTTGGATGTGTGCCATTTGCGCCTGTTATGTAAACTATAGTACCTTTATATAAGGTACTGCCAGTAGCATTTCTGCAAGTAGTGGATAAAGATTGAGCAGACCCAGCTGTAACTGATCCAGGTGCCCAATTTGTTCCATTTCACACAACAGCTTGTCCAGTTGATGCACTCTCTTGGTTTACTTGTTTTAGTTTTATCTGAGTCGCCATTTTTATTCGTATTTATAAATTAAAATATTTTCATCCGCAGTTAAGGCAGTGGTAAAAGTTAACACTTGTCCTGATAGTGTGTAATCTCTAGAAACTGTACCAGTTCTAGATAACAACAAACCGTTTCTAACTACAAAAACATTATCAACATTAGTTGGAACAGTAAAGTTTATAGTAGTACCATCGACATTTGTAACAGGAAATCCTGTATTTAAAGGTATAGAACTAGCAGTACTGTTGGTAAGATAAACTTTAGTAATTGTAAAAGAATTAGCCCAAGATGGGGCTGAAGATTCATTCGATTTTAAAAATTGACCTGCAGTACCCGCAGAGGTAAATGCTAACGCCGTGGCACTGCTAGCGTAAGGTATGCCCCATTGAATAGCAGAACTTAAACCTGTGCCTCCGTTTGCAAATGGCAAGGTGCCAGAGACGTGAGTAGTTAATCCTACTTTTCCCCATGTAGATGCCGTAGTGGCACCTCCAGAAAGAAGCACATTTCCAGTGGCAACAGCAGCTAACGGCGTTATTGTTGTAGAAGCAGTTGCTTGAAGTAAATCTCCTATTGCGTAACTAGTTAATCCTGTTCCACCTTTTGTAACTGGAACAGTTGGTAAATCAGCTGAAAGTATTGCCCCCCATGCTGGTGCAGCTGATATTGATCCAGTACCTGTTTGAGTTAAAAATTGTTTAGTTGTAGTAATATTTCCAGCAAGAAGTGCAGTGGCGTTATTAGCGCTTTGATAATGTACTGCCCCTAAAGCTCCGCCTGCCACATTTGTAACTGGAGGTATATCAGCCGCTACCAACAGCCTGAATGTAGGAACGCCAGTACTGCCATTTGGAGAGGCAAATACAAGGTTTGCATTTTGAGATCCGAATCCAGATACTTTATTATTAAAAGTAGTTCAATCTGCAGATGTTAACAATCCTCTATTGGTAGCAGAAGCGCTAGGGATGTTAAAAGTGTGTGTGCTTGTGCTACTAACAATATTAAAGTCAGTTCCTGTACTACCAACAGCAAATGTCTGTGCGGAAGCAGTTAAAGTATTTAAAGTTGAAATGCCAGAGCCGGAAGTAGCTATCTGCTGAAAAGCTATGGGACTAGTTCCTAATGTAGTTACTTCAGATACAGTAAACCACAAAGTTCCTGCAAGAGTACCGTCTTCTACTAGCACATAAACACCGTCAATCTCTGCAGCGTCATTCATCCAATCAGCGCGTGTTAAAACAACAGCTGTACCGACACCTGAAACAACATAAACACCATTATCTGGATCTCCAGCACCAACAGCACCTGTAGTATTATTTTTTACTAAAACAGTATTACCGTTAACTACTGCAACGCCATCTATTGATAAAGTAGTTGCCCCTATTGATAATGTTGCAGATGTTCTAGCCGTTATAGTTAACGCCGCTGCAGTAGCCAAAGTTACAGATCCTTTTCTTAAAGACGCCGCATTTGTTACTTCTAGTGCAGTTCCATTTAGAGTTAATCCTGTTCCTATAGTTAAGGCTACAGGACTACCTGAACTTGAGGTCCCTACCAATGAATTGGCGGATAAAGATTCTATTTGATTTAATTTTAATTTAGTGCTTGCCATTATATTATATAATATTTAAGTAAAAATTTATCTGCAGCTATGAAGCCTACAACGAAAGTTATTTGATTACCTGTTATAGTGTAATCATCATCTAACACTAGCCTAAGTCCATTTCTATAAATGTCAAAAGGAGCGTATGTTAGAGGAGAATTAGATAGTGTTATCACAGTTCCAGAAAGTCCAGTTCTTAGCTCTTGAATAGAAGTGGCTGAAACATAATTAGTACCGTTATGTATCAAAATATTGCCCGCAGTTCCAGAAGGTAATCCAGTGCTTAACAACGCATCTACATAACCTTTATCCACCAAAGATCTGGCCGAAAAGCTAGCGGAATAATCTGCTGCATATCTAGCGTCTGTTCCCGTAACTGTAACTCTTTTTCCAGCATTAGTAGTTAACCTAATTCCAGCGTCTTCTGCTATTATTAGGTTACTAGTTCCAGTTGCTAAGTATTCAAGTCTGGCCGTAGATGGGCTTATAACTAATCCTCCAGTATTTGTATCTCCTATGTTTACTAAAAAAGAACTAGATAAATTAGTAGAAGATATTGCGAATGAACTTGTCAACGTAGCTACAGTGCTGGCAGGAACTAATCCAGAACCTGTGTATATACCATTACCGTCGCTAGAGCTTGTTCCAGTGTTTATAATAGTAAGCTTATTAGCTGCGTCGTTGTAATTTAATAATATTCCTGACCCAGCTTCTAATGTAGTGCTTATTATATCCTGTACATTTTCATTAAACTGTGTTATTTGGGATGTAGGTAATTGAATTAGTAGCTCAGTAGCAGCTTGTATTCTACCGTATCCATCTATAGTCAGGGATGGAACACTTGTGGCTGAGCCGTAAATACTGGAAACAACTCCAGTTGATGTTAAATCAAAAGTAGGATTTCCTGTTACACCATTAGCATTAGTAATAGTTATATTACCAGTGTTGGCTAACAAACTTCTAGTGGCCCAAGCAGATGTAGCAGTTCTAACCCCAAAACCAGCAGTATTTAAGTTTTCTAATGCTAACAGATCGTCAGTAAGTGTGAAAACAAAAGATCCTGAAGAAGTTATAGGAGTGTTAGTTATAGTAAAACCTGATGCAGGGGCTACTGCTCCCACAGATGTAACATTACCGGTGGCACTGCTTGAAATTGTTATAGAACCTCCTCCACCGGTGGCAGGGCCATCTACATAATTAAGTGTTATACCAGTACCAGCTACTAAAAGTGAACTGACAGAATCTTGAATAGTTTCGGTTAAATTTGTTATAGCAGATGTGTCTATAGAAATAGGGGTATTTACCCAGCCGGTAATTCTTCCTTGAGAATTCGCTGTTATAACTGGAATCTCTGAGGCACTTCCCTTAGTTTCTGCTACTATTAAATCAGACAAGTTTAGAGTTCTGGAAGAAGTTAAATCACCTCCTCCAGTTAACCCTGCGCCTGCTAATATACTTACTGTAGCATGATTTATATGTTCATTAGCTACGTAATTTAATAAGTTGTTGTGATTTATTCCTCCTGGTATTACATCTGCTGTAATAGATGGAGTAACGGTATTGTATGTAAAGTTAACGGACGCTGTATCCGTCATTATACTTCCCACAGCGTTTTGTGCAAATACAGCGGTAGTACTACTCGCTACGTAATTGGACAATACTAAAGAAATTGCCTTGTATAAGTTTACCGAATCGTTGTACAGTGCTAGTCCTTGAGTTGCTGGCCCAAAATTATTCTTTCTAGTAGAATTAAAAGGGATTTCTAAAGTTTTTATCTTATCAATAGTTAGCATTCTCTAGGGTTTATATATTAACTTAAAACTTAGCCCAGCTTCCACCAGTTTTCCCCCAAAAACCTGCGGATAAAAACACACCGCTAGCAGTTGTTACGTGGATAATTGCGCCATCTGGTGCTCCAGCAGTATTATAACTTACTGCTTCTGTTCCCGTCATTACTGGGACAACTAATCCTCCTGTGGTACTGTTTACTTGAAAAGCAGCTCCTGCGGTTGTGGTAGCAGTTGCGCCTGTACTAATATTTCCGTAAATGTGAGTATTTGTATTTGTACCCAAACCTACGAAGGTTTTATTATCAATACTAGAATCTATACCAAGTACTTTTTGGAGATCTACACGATTAGTTCCTGAAGTGGTAAAGAGTTGTTTATTTAAAAAAAGTTTGAAGTTTCTCATGTTATTAGTTAATTGTAAAAAATCCGATAGATACTGCGCTTGTTGCTGCAGCAGTTAAATTAATAGTAAACGATCCTGCTGCAGGAACTACATTTTTTATAGCAGCAGTAGAATCAGCTGTACGTATAACAGCAAATACAGTACTGTTTGCAGTAACTAAATTATTAGTTACTACTATTGAGGAACCTGCCACTGCAATGTTTACTACTCCAGTTGGCTTATGAATAGTTTGCGCACCATCTGTTCCTACAGGAGTAAGTGTAGTATAAAAAAGTATTTTACCGTTATTTAACGTACTAAATAAATTAATGCCGGACAAATTTGCTACTGAAATAGCATAATCTAATCCATCATTTGTTAGTCCTTTCGCGTTTATTTTCCCTAACACTGCCAGAGGACTACTCTGCGTTCCATTTCCCACTACTGAGTTTGAAGTATAAACTTTATACAAAGGTTTATTGTCTACTCTCAAAGCAGGGGTAGAAGATACGTTATATTTTATTAACATATTTTATACTTTATATGTAATGAAAAAGGGGAGTAGGATTGTTCCTACTCCCCTTTGTTGATTAAATTACTATAACTGTTGGATTAGCTGTAGCTGATAAATAAGAATTTAAAGCTGCGTCAAGCAGGCCTATTGCGCCATGAGTAGCACCCACACTGTTAAATCTTGGAATGCAGATAATCTCCCTGTATGGGGAATACACTGCACCTCCAGTTGAAGACACTTGCTCAGAACGTCCGTGATTAATGTTGTAAACTACATACGAACCACCCGCAACAATTGGAGATGGGTATTCGATAATAGGATCAACTACATGGCGTTGTGCGTACTTACGTTGGCCAGCAGTATTCTTATACAGAATATCCAGTTGGCGAGAGTAACCTTGACCTTCGTCAGCTAATGAACGTTCTAATAAACTAACTGTGTTATAGTTAAAACCTGCGTTCAAACCTGGACGAATTCTAACCTTAACTTCTGGGATACGATCTACATAAGAAGTAGTACGATCTAAAGCCATTATAAGAACACCTAAAGTATCGTTTGCAGTAGCAACACCAGCGTCGCTCACAGCCACTTTATATATGTATGTAAAATTAAAAGGATTTGTTGTTCCTGCTGGTGGCGGTGTAACTGCCGCTTTCAACGAAGCTACCATCTCAGGAGTTAAGTAAATAGAACGATCTGTACCGTTATACGTAAATACTGCCAAATTTTGTCCAGTAGCTGTTAATCCTGCAATCGAAGTACCGTTTGTAGCAGATGTACCAACTGCAAAAGCTACCACTGGATTAGTTCCTCTCCATTTGCTAGACAAAGTAAACGCGCTTGAATTGCGGTTAATCTCATACGCAAGTTTAGTTGCGATCCAATCAATTGGTTTTGTATAAGTAACTGTATTTGTAGAAAGATCTGCGGGAGTTGTAAAAGAAACTCTTAAACCTGACGACTGTGTTGTACCATTTGACAGTTCGTCAACATTACGACCTGCAAAGGTCATGTAAAAACGGTATTCAGTGTCATCAAGTACGTTTATAGCACCGGTAGTATTAATAGAACCTAAAGCCCAGATGTTGTGGGTTGCAGCTCTATACTCTTGTTTTGTAACAAGAATAGGACCTTTAGTGCCATCAATAACATTGGTTCTTTCGTAAGGACGAACAGCTAGTGGGTACACAGCTGTAGCAGAAGTCATAGAAGCTGAGTTCTCGTTTCCTTGGAAGATTGCAAAAGCATTGCTGCCAGTGAGCGCCGGAGTTGCGGACAAAAAACTATTATATGCCACAGTGCCAGACATTCCTTGAGCTACTAAACCAAGTTGACCGTTGGCCAAATTTACATTCCCAAACGTACTTGATGACGTTGTTGAGTCGTTTAATGTTCCTGTAATAGGTATAGTCGTAGCTGCCGTAGTTGCCACTAGAAAAGATTCTGTGGCACGTTTTTGATTATTAATCATAATATTATTCGTGTATTAAGAGTTTTTGACTCTTAAGTTGGATATACTCCGGACTTTGTGCACTTATCCCTGCTAGTAAGCAGGCGATGTCCACAATTTCAGAGTGGGTTTGAGTTGCGGTTTGTAGTGATTGCTCTGGATAAATCACCCCATCTATATATTTGTAGGTGCCAGATGATACTTTTAATGGGTACCGAACATATTCCAGATATACTTTTTGTATTGGAAAATCTGAATATAAATAAACAGATTCATCATTACTGCTAGAAGATCTTCCTATATTATATGGTATAAATTCTTCTCCAGCCTCGTTAAAGGGGTCTTTTAGTGACGTCCTATAATCATCGTGCTGCGTAAATTTAAGTGGAACTGATTTGGTACAATTTGGAGATATAGTTATATCAGCCCAAGCAGATATTAAAAATAAGTATGAAAATAGTAAAGAACTAAAGGAGACTTCATAAACTCCTGGAGATGGGTTTAAGGGAGTGATACCCGTTTGATTTGGAAACTTGATAACTAATGTTCCTAAATCATCAATTCTTTTTTGCGATTGTTCAAATCCTTTTTGTTTTGAATTCGAACTCATAGACATACGTTGTTTAATAAACACCAATTGCGCTTCTGTTAAAAGCCAGTCAATTTGTGCTGTATTGAAATCTGGGCCGTTAAGACTATCTACCTTATCCATGTTTAATTTAAACTGGTAATGTAATTCCTTAACACTTGCCATAATTATTGATTTTGTTTGTCTTTGATATTTTGTTTAATCTCTAAAATCTCGTCAGCTTTTTTAGGATTTAAAATAAATTCTATTGCCTCAGAGTATCTATTACCTATAGTAAGGGGAGATCCTTTTGGATTTAACCAAGTCCATATATCTTGTTTAGAAATAATAATACCTAAATCGTCCGCATTCTTTAGAAGATACATTGCCTCAAACTTCTCTCTTGTGGGAGCTGTTTTCAACATATTCACTAGGTTTTGAAACTTCTCAATATTAGACCCGGCTGTGTACGACGAAGCTTCTATATAATCAGTTAACACATTATGCACTTGTTGCTCAGATAATTTAGCTTTAGTAGAAGCTAAATTTAACAAAGATACTAACTTACGTTTTACTACTTCGGTGAGATCTACTGAGTGTAGTGCAGCATACGCTTTTGTTTTAAGTTGCGTTCTGTTGTATTTCAACTCCTCAGATTCATTCTCCAAAGCAATGTAGTGAGTAGCTTTTGGCCACTTGTGTTCTTTCCACTCTCGCTCAGAGTTAGCTACTTTAGAAGATGCTAGGAACATATAGTATCCTAACTCATCGTCCATTTTATTTAAATCTAATACGGTGCACCCGTCTGCTAATGTCCAAACAGTTTGTTGGAAATAAGTAAAGTCAGAACCGTCTCCTTTGTAATTTCTAGTTGTAGCTTGGTTTGTAAAATAACCTGGAGGTTTGTTCCACTTTTTTTCCAAATATTCTTGCATTAACATCGGTTCGCCTTTATCATTTAAAGTTTGCTTACCTGTCTTTGGATCTGTGTGATAATTGTATGAAATATAGTTAGCTAGTCCTCCAATTCTATCAGAGTATAACGCAGAAAGTTTGTCTTTTGCGCGTCCAACTTTTGTTTTCTTTAGTTTAACTCCTGAAGTATCGCTCACCCAATCGGATATACCAGAAGCAGTGTTTCTGGGGATACTATAAATAAATACTAATTTGCTCATTTTACTTCTTTAAGAGATGAAGACCGCTGGGAATTCCCAACGTATTGTTAAAAGTTTTTTGTTACTATTGTAGATATGGCTGCTGTACATAAATTAACAAGCAAAAGCGGTATAGATACAGGGAATGATAAAGTTACCAATTGCACGGCAGCTAAAGATGCTAGGGACCCTCTAAGAATATAATATACACATTTAGACTTTTCTTTTAAAGCCTTGGGCTGCATAAATTTTTCCTGGAGAATATGTATTATCCCAGCAATGCTAATCAATGTCACTGCTACGTTTGTCGCCGTCAGTGTCAGGGGGATTATTTCGCTTTGCATACAAATATTTATCTAATAAATGAGTAGCGTTTATCATTACGGAATCTATTAATTTCATGGAAATCAGTCCTAAAACAAATCCTAAACCAGAGGAGAAATTCTCTGGGATACTCATATAGTGTTCAGCTAATGGTTGTAAATAGGCTGCAGTAGAGGCACCAGCTACTATAAGAAGAACGGCTCTTTGAAAAGAGATTTTTTCTTCGTAAGTTAGTGAAACGATGCCTCCTACTAAACCTGCTACTAGTACAGACAACTTGATTCCCAGTTGCTGCTCTATATTCATTACTCTACAGACATGATAAGTTCACCACCACGGGTTACATCACGCATAACAATACCGAAAGAACCTTGGATAGCTACATCGTAACCAGCTTTTAATTCGCCAAACATACCGTTATTTTTGATTGGGCCAGATGGGGACAACATACCAGGCTTGTAGCCGTAATAGAAAGAGTCCTTAACTTTCAGAAGCTCAATGTTCTTGTCTACGCCCATTCCTCCAAAATCAAGGAATGTCATACGAGCGGAATCAATCGGCATATCTGGGTACTGTGGGTGGAATTGTTTGCAATACTGCATACTATCGTACATTGGATTCAACATCAAATCTACGGAGATACCTGATGGACCAGTATAGCGACGGAACTCTGCGCCATAAGCAAGCCAAGGAGTAGATGTAGGAGATTTGATATCGCGTACATAGTGTGTATCAACGGTAAGGAATCCGTTAGCCACAGCTGCCAAAGCATTGTGGAACAAGATTGAACCGAGAGTTCCGGTCATTACTTTTACATCACGATTAGTCTCATCAGCACGTCCAAAGAATACGGACATCAGATAATCTTGAAGAAGTGTTACAGAAAGAGCTCCAGTGTATTGCTGAGTCCAACCATCTCTGAGTTGCTCACGAAGACCGTGACCTGTTTTGATCCAATATTTATCTGGACCTGACATGGTAGATTTCTTACCGTATACAGCTGCCCATTCGATAGTTTTGTAGAACTCATCTACCATTACGTTCTCTGCGTAAGGGATAAATTTGTTTACCTCTGAAGTAGCGCCTGCAGCGTTAGTGTGCTGGAAAGTAACTCCAAGACGACCACCGTCTCTCCAAGCTTTGTCAGTGATGTGCAAAGATTGTCCGAAAGAACCAAGTTGTGCTTCAAGCAAGAATACGTTTGGATACTGCTGAGTGCCGAACCATTGGTTGTACTCAGAAGGCACAGCGGTAGATACTTTAGTGAAAGTGCGACCAGCCTGTAAAAGATTAGGGTCTACAAAAAGCTGTGGGTTGTCTGTAACAAGTTTACAAACATAAATGTAACCTGTACCGTCTGGAATTGCTCCTTCCACTACTTGAATAGGGAAATCGTTATCTTCTGGAGTAAGGATATCTGGGAAGTGGAAATAATCCAAATCCAATTTAATGCGGAAAGTAGTACCGTTAAGACCTGGTGTAGTGTTGGTAATATCTACAGCTTCAATAGAACGAGCATCGCGATCTTCTGCGCCACGTAGGTACCAACGAACAATTTCAGATTCAATCTCTTTTCCTCCGTTGGAACTAACGCCAACAAGATTCAAGAGGGGTTTCAGATTCATAAAGCGTGACTGTGACGAATATGTCTGCATCATCATACCTGGCAGGTATGTAGGTTTGCCGCTCTCGTAAGAAGCAGCTAGGTAATCAGAATCAATAAAGTTACCGCCAAAAGCGTCGTAACGTTTGATTATTAAAGAAGATTGAGGAGTAGCCATGTAAATTATAAAGATTGTGAATAGTCTTCCCAATTAAAGGAAGTTGATTGAGGTGCTCTAGATGTTGAAGATCTTTGAGCTTGTTTTGGATCTAGTTTAGTTTTCAATAACGTCTTAAAATCTTGAGTTGCCTTAGTTTTAACACGTCGTTCTATTCTATCAGAGGAAAAACCATTATTATGATTATAATCTAATAGTATATCAGCAAGTTGTGCCTGATGTTCTGGATTTGATAAGATAGAAGCTATCGTAGCATTAAATCCTGTAGTAACAGAGTTTGCTGTTTGTATGGGATCAAAAAAGAAAGCCCGTACTTTGTTTTTTCTTTGTGGATGAATAGCAGTTGTTTCTTCTATAGCTCTGTTTAAAGATATAGTCTTTTGTTCAAGATCTGCTCTATACGCTTCTCTTTGAGCCTGTGCTTCCACGATGAGCTCTCTCTTTTTTTCTTCGCGTATTTGCAGCAACTCTTGATAAGCATCAGCTGCTTCCAGACGTAGTTCTTCCTCATCATTAAAACGAGAAATCAACCGCTCAATTTTATCGTCTGGATAAGGAGAGGTTTCTTTGTAGTATTTAAATAGAATTTCTTTTTGGTCTTCTTCAGTGTCTAAACCGTAGTTAGATAAGTCATCAGAAAAAGTATCCATATAATCCTGCAGAGAAGTCCCGCCTCTAAGCGCGTATTCTAGGAGTGGTTTGAAGTCGTCTGGAAGTTGCTGAAAAACTGATTGTATAGCTTTATCAGACCTAGTTTTTTTAGTGTACTCAAATACTTCCTGAATTTGATCTGGAGTACCTTGAAAATCGTAATCTTCTGGTATCTCTATAAGATCATTCTCTTGTAGAAACTTTACGTAATTCTCTACAACTGGGTCATTGTCTTCTAAAACTTCTCTAGGAGCTTCCGGAGCGTCTTCTGGTTCTTCTGTTTCATCAGAAGTTATTTCTGGGGAATCTTCAAAACCTTTATCATCATTTAGCATTGATGGAGTAGTTGAAGGATCAGAAAACATTTGCTCTAAAAAGTCATCATTCGTATTTATCATAAAAATAATATTATATTATATATTTTACAAGGTCTAATAAGTAAATTTGTAGTTTACAATAGCCGTTTTATTTTTTATTGTTTTGAGAACGCTTTATTTGTAACTCTTTTTCGCTTTTCTGCTTATTGAATTCTAACTTTTTTTCTTCTAGGGATAGTTTACGATCTTTAAAACCAGCGTCTTGACGTAACTTATAAATCTCAAATTGATCTGGTAACCCATTATCATTTGCATCCTGGTCTTTCTGGAATTTAAATGATTCAATCTGAGCTATCATTAACTCATGCTCTTGTTCTATAGCCAATTTCTCCATTTGGAAATCATGTTCTGCTTGTTGAGCTTGTTGAGCTGCTTCTATTTGAGCTTGTTGTGCTTCTTGCTGTCGTCTCTGACTTAGTTCTTCAGAGCTTTCTATACCAGCCTTTAATTCTGCTACTGAGTTAGACTCGTATAATCGGATCATATCAGAAAAAGAAGCTTTTTGTGCTTGTACAAGTGACTCCGCTTTGCCCATAAGAGCATTGAATATTTCGTACTCCTTACCTGAATCCGTAACAAAAACTCCTAGCTCACAATCCATAATATCATCATTATTCATCTCTAGTGTAGCGATTGATTGATCATCTAATATGTATTGCTTTGCTATACTTTTACCTTTCCAAGCTTGTTGGGTTACAGCTATCATTGAATTCAAACATTTCTCCCATAGTTTGGAGTGAGCTTGAAAATAAATCTCAGTAATCAAAGCCGACATTTGAAGGTTTGATTGGGTATTAGACACCGCTTCTGAAGGAGAAATTTGTCCTTCTCGTTGTCTATTAATACCTGCTACGTCTGATATTTGCTGATCAATGGATTGCAGTAGATTAATATAGTTATTGATATTGGCCATATTAGACATATCGGTAGAGTGCGATACTTTACCCCTTTGATTTTGCCCAGGCTGATCTCCATTAGCTAATGGATTAAAAAAGTCTATATTCATCTCCTTTAAATAGTACATGGTTTTATCCAATCCTATTTTAGGATCAATCATTGTAACATCGAAGTGAAATACTTTACCTTGGTCTTGTGCTATAGCTTTTTTAAGCTTATGCATAACAATAAAGTACAGATACTGGTAAGGCTTCATTCTATCCATCAATGAGATAGAGGTAGCGTTCATAGCATTATAGATTACTCCGTGATACCCCAGGGACACTTCTTTGGGATTATCTAAAGGTCTGAATTGTTGATCTTTAGGTCCTATCATGCAATAAATATCGTTATTGATCTTTGTACCAGTCCAAACTTCTGGAATCCAGTCCCATTCTAATTTGAATTTTATACCATTCTCTTCCCAATAATAATAATCACATCTTTGACCAAAGTCTTTTACTTCCACCTGCTTTATAGCATTATTAGGGACTTTGAAATCTTCAGATATCATCTGCTCTTCTTCTTCCCCATACTCATTTATCATGGTTAGAAAGCCTACTTTTTTCTGGGACTTCCATTCCACGTGCTGTACTAATATATCCTCGTGGTGAGAATCTCCGTAAGATCCTGAGTCATAATTATACATCTTAGATAAAACCCTATCTTGATCTTGTATGCCGTACGACTGCGTACTGCCCATATTATGGTCTGGTAAAGCTCCTCCTGCTGTAGTGGTATTGTCCAGCTTAGTAATCTCAGCCTTGGTTAGATACTTACCGTATCTATCCATAACCTCTCCTACCGTCATATAAGTCCTAAATCCAGCATATAATGAATCTTGGATCCACTTTGTTTCTGGAGACTTGTGGTAAAACACTCCTAGGGGATTAATGACTTCTAGGTGAGGCTCACCATTATTAGTACCTACATAAATGATTTCCTCTCCAGCTATTAACGCGTGCTTGAAAGCATCGTTTTTCTTATCTTTTAAGGATAATTTTCTCGTTAAATAGTTGAGTATATTCTCAGCTAAGATTTCTCTTCGCTCTCGATAGGAGTACTTCATGTATTTTTCAATGTCCTCTGGAGGTAGTATATGCTCTGTCATTGTATCGACTAACTCTGGAACATAAGCGGCACCTATAGATTTCACTGTTTCTTGTAACTGAGAGTATATATAGTTTCTATATAAAGAATCTCTCTTCTGTAACTTAGACTGCACGCCCTCAGTGTTGACTAAAACCGCTCTGTAATTAAACGGACGTTTTAACTCATCACCTAATAAAACCTGAATCTTATTATATGTCTTATTATAAGGTTGTATTGAATCCTGGAATTGCCCTACTTCTAATCCTAATGGATTACATTCTCTCTCAAAATCTTTCTGATCTAGTTGATTATTGTACAACCTATAGTTAGATAATTTCCTTCCGTACTCTGAAGTGTAATCACTAGCTATATTCTTTTGTGCTGGAGAAAATTGAAGTAAAGATTCCATAACTTTCCTCGCCCATCTAAAATCATCTTCTGATTTTTTAGAATAGGAGAGACGTTGCTTTGGGAAATTTAACATCTTGAAATAAACGTTTATTATTTATAATTAACCTATTAATGTCCTTCTGAAGTGCGCTATCTTCAGACAAAAACTCTTGCTTTCTTTTCGAGATATTGTTTATTTCTTCTAATCCTATTATACAACCTACTAAAGACATTACTCTATCAGTATTTATACTCATATTAAAGGCCAATAACTCTTGAAGTAGGCCTGGATCTATAATTAAATCCAGATTTCTTTTATTTTCTTCACGTTCTTGCAATAACCAAGAGCGTAAGTATTGTATCGCTTCTCATTTTACTTTATCATTAGACATTGGGTACCCATAAATAACTTGCGGGGATGAATCATAAGAAGCTTTCTTATTAAAAACTGTGACTGGTTGCCTAGCTAATAAGTCTAGTCTTCTGATTTTCTCAAAGTAATCTTTTACATTTCCTACTGCATTCTCAAAATAAATCTTAGCACCCCCATAAAATAAGGACAATTTATATAGAGTTTCGTTTACCTCATTTTTACCGAAGTATGGTCTACCAATATACGAGGCTACTATCTCATCATACCCTATACTAGATATGTATTTAGAGGTTTTCATAACATATATAGCTGCCAAAGATTCTCCTGTATTCGTATCATCTCTAAATGGGTCACATCCTATAATATAGGCATCTGACGGGACCTTGTCTTCTATAAACTTAGGTAATTCGTATAAAACAACAGCCCCTTCTCTATCATCTCCCTTGTACGGGAACGAGCTAATGGCGTTTAAAGAGTCATTTATATTGTAAGATACACCATTAAACTGAGATTTTGGGTCGAAATATAGATTAACTTTCTTCTCTGACTGGTTATACAGATCAAATGACTGCACTTCTGAAAGCCTTCTCCTAATTTCAGCGGCAGGAAAGATGTTAGCTGTCTTAGTTAAGAACATTTCAGATGGAACAATAGGTCTATACTGCATTTCCTTATTCAACGCATCTGAAGATCCTGAGTTTCCACGTTTCTTGCGCCTAACAGAATCAATCTCCTTCTTAGCAGCCGCTATGTCGGTATTTCCTTGCGCATCTTTAAATTGATTGAGCGCTAAATACGCTGGAACAAAGTATCCTATGTTACCAGAACTCTCTCAGTCATTAGAAAAAGACAATATATCATATTTATCAGGCTCGTAAAACATTTCAGAAGCATCTAAAGTACCTTGTTCCATGTCACCACCTGTTCCTAACATCATAGCCATACCAGTCTTACGGTAACCGTCAGTTAAGTTATCCACTGTGTTAGCGTGTACTTCCTTTAAATTAGGAAACATACCTATTTCCTCCAAAACTAGTAAAATGGGCCTGGTTCCTTGAGCTGCAAAAGCATCTGAGTTGAAAGATCTGTGCTTTATATTAGATCTGGAACCTACTGTGGTTCATTGACCTTCTGTTTTACGTTTATATTCTGCTGCAATAGTGGAATTAACTGCTCAAGATCCGCTAAATCGTTTAGAGAATGGTGATGGATGTGTCCTATTATTAACCATCTGTTTTCCGGGTAAAAAATCAAATGCATCCTTCACTTTTTTAAGAATATCTGCGGATCTATCAGATTTGGCCGCCCCTACTAATATCTCAGCAGCGTCCGGATTCATTATCTTTTCCTCGCTGTATTCAGTAGCTCCATCAAATAAGAAATTATGAGCTATGAGTCCTGATACAGAGAAAGATTTACCAAATCCACGAGATCCTAACATCATAAAATTCCTAATCTCGTTCTGAAACAAAGGAGAAGATTCAAAAGGATGTACTTGACGCATATACGTCCTAGCTGGCACGTAAGTCTTTCTTTCCCCCTTAGAATTTACAGTCTCTGGGTAATATTTAATTAAGTAATCGTCTGTAGCTTCAGTATTCAAAAGTATTCTATGACAAGAATACTTATCATCGTTCTTAAAACCTGAGAAACCTCTCGCTTCAGAATAATTATAGAAAAATTCCCACTCAATATCCCGTAACAAAGGTCTACCGTACGACTTAGTATTAGTGTGAATACTTTTATTAAGTTTTATAGTATGAAAGTTTACATAATAGTAAAGGGCAGGCGGCATCCAAATGCCACCCACCCAATAACCTTCAATACATCTTCTTTTGTGTTCTCTTCAATAAGAACGATAATCTTGAGACAAAGGATGGAGAATTTCCACATCTTTGACTAAGAAATTTTGTGCATTATGCAGCATAATCTTCCATATTACCTGGATTAAAAGGAGGTTTTCTATCTTTATTTGTGATTGCCGTAGCAGAAAGTAATATCATAGAAGCCGCTGATACTGCGTTTGAGAGTGCTTGCTCAACTACTAACGCGGGATCTATTACACCATCCTCTAATAAATTAGAATACTTGAGCGTGCGAGCGTTAAAACCAATATCAAGATCTTCTGAAGATAAAACTTTAGCTAAAACTACTTCTCCTGTTTGCCCTGCATTTGAAGCTATTAATTTTAGAGGGGATGTTAGTGCGTTTATAAAAATAGGATCTATTAAAGCATCTTTTATCTCTATGAAAGAAGACACACGAGCTAGAGCTACACCGCCGCCAATAAGGTAACCTTTTTGTATGGCACAAGCAGTAGCCCTTAGAGCATCATCTACACGATCTTTGCGTTCTTTTAATTCAGTTTCAGTAGCTCCCCCAACATGAAGCACAGCTACTTTAGCAGTAAGATCAGCCAATCTTTTTTGAAGTCTATTCTTTAAATAAAGATCTTGCTCCAATTCCATAGAGTTACGAATTTCTTCAGCTCTAGACTCAATAGCCTCTAAGTTATTCTTAGGTCCTACTAATATAGTCTTCGACTTTGATATGATAACTTTTTGAGCATTTCCTAATGCTCTTTCTGGAGTATCCTCTAACCTAGTGCCAGCTTTAGCGGTTATAATAGTAGTAGATGTTAGGGCAGCAATATCTTCTAATATCGCTGTTCTGTTATCCCCAAAAGAAGGGGCATTTATAGCACATACTTGTATTGTCCCGCGCATCTTATTTAGTACGAGCAACTGAAGAGCTTGAGCATCTACTTCGTCTCCTATAATAAGAAGGGGCCTTGATTTAGAAGCAGCAATTTCCAATATAGGTACTATATCTTGAGTATATCTAACTTTAGAATCAGTAATAAAGATAAATGGATTCTCTAGAATACATTCTCCTTTTGCAGAATCAGTGATAAAATAAGGAGATACAAATCCTTTGTCAATAGAAACTCCTTCTTCCATAACCAAATGAGTTAGACCTGTCTTAGATTCCTCTAAAGTGATCATTCCATTGGGGCCAACATGGTTGTAAGCGTCTTGAATTAAAGCCCCCATTTCCTCATCATTATTTGCTGAGATAGTGGCGATCTCTTTAATCCTATTAAGGTCAACACTCTTAGCTTGAATCCGAATCTTATTCAGAGCTTCTAATAAGAGAATTTCTAACCTTCTTTTAATATCAATAGGCTTCACACCCGCAGTAATTAATTTATGCGCAGACTGTACTAAAGACGCAGCTATTACAGTAGCAGTTGTTGTACCATCGCCAGCAAGAGTAGCTGTTCTTGAAGCAGCTTGTTTTAATATCTGCGCTCCTAAATTTTGCACAGCATCATCTAAATCAATATGTTTAGCTACAGTGACTCCATCCTTAGTAACTGTGGTAGCTCCGTAAGGAGTCTCAATTACTACGTTTGACCCCATTGGTCCTAGTGTAGATCCTACTGCGTGTGCCAAAGTTAAAACACCTTCCAGCATTTTATCTCGTGTTTCTTTTTCTAAATGAATATTCTTTGTCATTATTTAATTTTGTGTGTGTGATTTTCTATTTTTAAAGTTGCCAGTATTTGATCTTCTAAAGGAGAATATTTATACCATAAATTAGGGTGATGGACACGTACATGGGATAATAATGACATCTTTAAATTAGATGTTATAGAATCCACATACTTATCCATTTCCTTAAACTTATCTTCTGGTATTTCTACTGAGTAAGACTGTTGATATGGCCAAAGTTCGAAAGAAATATTAACCTTTATAGTCATTATTAGTCAATGAAGTAATTAAATAGATCAGAATCATGTACCATGTTCTGTACTTTAGGATCAACTAATTCAGCCCTTTTATCAGACAAGAGATAGTTACCAAAAGCAATTAGTTCTTCTATAGTAAAAAATTTATTTTTCATATTATACTAAGTTTAATAAATATTTAAGTTTGGCTGCAACCCCTATAATCTCTTCCGATAAATTCTCTATATTATCGTAGCCTTTAGCTTCAGCTAACTCACAGAGCGCTTCTGCAGCTATAACAATATCAGTAGGAAGTTCTGCGCATTTAGAGGAAGGTATAGATAATAACTTCATAGTCGTAAGTTTACCTTCGAACGGAATAAGTTGTTCAGCAATTGTATCCTTATAACCTAATATCTTTTCATACGCAAACTCCAAAGCTTTGTGTTCAGCAAAAGATTTGGTATTTAAATGGTGCCAATGAAGATCATTAGACAGTTGAAAAAAAAGTGTCAATATTGACGTAAGTGATTTAGTTTCCATAATAAAAATTTTGTGGGCGAGGACAGTCTGACTCGAACAGACAACTAAAGTTTTGAAGACTTCCCGGTTACCGATTACCCCATATCCCCGAATTGCCCCCTCACATCTTACGACATGGAGGGCGAGACCTAACGACTGTTAGCGATTTATTGTCCCATATTCAAAGGCAGAGGCTCTACTGGAACAGGGGCGTCTCTTGTCCAATCAGTGTCCGGATCAATCATTTCTTTTAACTCTTCAAAAGAAGACGTGGTAAAATACATACCTGTATCTGTCTCAATTAAAGATTTTCTTTCTGGCGTATTATCGTCTACAAACTCTTTAAAAGCAGTTATAGAGCTAGAGAGGATAGCTAACGGGATTATTGTACTAGACTTCCCGTCTAAATTTTGAAATCCATAAACATAAATAAACATAATAATTAATTTTAGTGGAGGTGAGCGGATTCGAACCGCTGTCTTACGACTCGTTTAATATTCTAGAATTACAAGCTTCTGTACACCTATATTATAGTCTATTAGTGTGGTAAACTTATGCGTACTGGTAAACTGGCTGCTCTTGAGTAACAGAAGGAGCAACTGCTTCTGTGGAAAAGGACGGAAGTCCGATACCAAAGTCATTAGTATTATTGTCGATTATTTAAATTTATAGTCTTTAGACTGCTTGCTAGTAATACCAAACCTATGAGTGCAATCAATACCTGGCACCCCCAATGTAGGGGAAATTAATCCCCATCTTTTATTGTTAATTTCTTTAATGTCTCAGCAGATTCTTCAAAGAATATATCTCTGTAACCAACTTGAGCTCTTTCACCTTCTTGCGGCATTGTATGATACACGGAATGTGTAGCTACACCTAAATTATATAGTATCTGCCCAAACCTTTGGTCCGTATAAGTTCTCATATAATCAGTGATAAGATTAATTATCTGTTCGTTAGCTTGAAGACGACTCATTTTAACGTCTGACTGAACATCTAAATTGTCTAAGTTTTTTACTGTATGCATAATCTTCTTATTATATAATACCTTTTTCTGATAGAGACTCTTCTATGTCCCCCATTGTAGATCCTTGATCTTTATTCAACCTATCTAATACAGCTTCATATTGATCTCAAAGCTTTGGGGTAATCGCCATCATCTTATCCTTAGCCTCAAAAGTCTCGAGAGTATAAGGAATAGAAGCTATGAAATCATCCCGTTCATGTAACGTCTGTTCCCATCTCATAAGGGCTCTTTGAGCTTTAGTTAAAACAGAGACTTCAATCTTCTTTAATAGCTCCTCATATTTATCCCAATCAAATGTCTTATCTTTCTTAAGATAATCCTTAAATATGAGGTCTTTTCTATCTTCTGGAGACTCATTAAAAAACTTTGAGTCTGGATGAGAATATAGAAATAGACCTCACATATGGGAAGAAGGAACTTTTAAATAATCTTTAAATAAGATCTTTAATTGTGGATTGCTATTAAAAAAATCTTGAAAAGGATCAAAATTATTTAGTAGAATCATCAGGTTTAACGTTAGGTGCCATAAACTGAGCACGGAATTCTTTAACAGCTTCTACAATCTGTTTAATAAGTTCGACCACATCCTTTAAATGATATATAGCTGTTACAACATTGAACTTTCTATTAAGAAAAGGAGTAACAGCAGATTCAATACTTACCAACTTAGAAGCCGCTGTATTAGCTATATTTTGAAAGGCTTCTCTCTCTTTCTTAACAGCCTCAAGCTCACTCGTAATAATAGATATTTCTTCCTTAAATTTTGAGTGCTCGCTATTAAGACTATCGAAAATATGTTGTTCTACCATTGGGGTTTCTATTGTTTTTAATACTTCTGATTTTGGAGTATTAGGTTTTTGTTTATTTTTCATTTAATATTGCCTCTATTAATATAGTTGGAATTAGTACTAGACCATCAAAATCATAAACTATAGAATCTCTCTTAAGTTGAAAATGATAACCTTGGTTAACTACCGATGTAGATACGAAAACTTTATCTCCTTTCTTAATAGGAGTGTTGTTATCTTCCATCTTCTTTTTAGCCGCATCTGATAAATCAACCACAACACCTGAAGCTAGATACTTCTGATTAGAAGGAATAGACATTGGGCGCCCACCATCTGACTCAGCATTTATAAACTGTGGGATATAAATATTAGATTCTGTCACAGTGTGATCTGGATGTTCATCCAACTGAATAAGTACTTTATCTTGAGTTAAAACCATTACTGAATAATTTTAGATTCTGTATAAGTGTAATCTGGATTATAGGTGTCTAAGACAACACCTTCTGATTGAATACCTTCTGATTGAATACTTTTTGATTGAAATGTTGGTTCAAGTGTTGATTGAAATGTTGGTGGAGCAGCTAACCTAGGTAAGAATGGCTCTAGCAATCCTAGTAATGCCTCCTCAAGTGCTGGCCTTAAATTAGATTCAATTGGCGTATTCTTGTACAACTCAGTAAGTACGGTAATAGAGTGTGTGTGCATTTGGTGATTCATAGCTGCTTGTTGAGCGTGCTGAGAATTAGCGTTATTTGTCATTTTCCTGTTCATTTTATTTCCAGTGCCAACTTCCAAATCGGCGTTTATACTTTTGTAAAAAATAATATTTATTAACTAAATGCCTCATCTGAATAAACTTCTGAAGCAATTCCTTATTAACTGTACCTTTCCTATACCTAATTAACAACCTAAAGGCCGCAGAATAATACTGATTTCTTTTAAAGAAGAATTTACCTAGATCCTCTAACCTATAACCTAGATAGATGGGATTAACAATATTATTCTTTATGGTTTCAAACTCATGTAATACCACTGAACTTACCACCTCTAAAGGCATATTAAGGTCTTCAGCTGTCTTAGCTATTAGTGGGTGAATCTTGTATTTTAACATCGAATGAATTTAGTGTCCTTAGTTTCTTTATCTGTGGGGAGAAATCTACAAAATTATCTTCATCCCTTATAAGGTAACCTTTTAATATCAGAGAAGTAACTCTAGCAGAAACAATCTGCACTGACATATTAGGAGTGTACTGCCTATATATCTCTTTCCTAGCTTTAGCCGTAAATGGAAAGTAATCATACTGACGGGGAAGAGCTAGAAACCTTGATAGAGTATCTAACTCCGAAGAAGATAGCTGCTTGTCCTCTGGAGACAGAGCAGATATAACAGCCAGAATCTTTTGGAAGAAAACTAGTTTGGAATCAGTTGTAATCTTTATCATAATTTCTATTTTATAGATTGATTTTTTTCAAATCAATCTCCCCTGGAAGGGGGTAGGGGGTTGATGATGTAGTTCACATTAAGATATAGCAATGCCCTGCCTCCACTTTTTAAAGTTTTGACAAGAACCTTCTCTACCTCAAAGAGCCGGTCGGGGTTTACGAATCCTACTTAATATACTGCCAGTGCTCCGCAATTAAGGGCGACCCAAAAAATAAGTTTTCCGACTTATTAATCAACAGTAATTCTCGCATTTATGATACGCATTTGCGCAACTATCGGAGAAAAGCACCTACTCCCTAAACTAACTTAGTAGGCAATCCGACTTCTGGACCCAGGACTACGTCAGTGCTTGCTGTGGTGTCGTAGGGTCGTACATCTCTTCGGACAGAGATGGTTGCTATTGGTGTTTCCAAGGGAAGAATTGCTTCTTCGTTAATAAGTACAAAGATACAACATTAAAATGCGAAATGCAAGTTTTTTGTCATTTATTTTCAATTTATTTTCATTTATTTTAAAAAAACTTTATTTTCTGTGTTTTTTATCTCATTTTGTAGATACCAGAGGGCTTTTTGCAGATCCTCTAACACATTATCCTTCTTACCAGCCCTATAAAGATACTTAACTACATTCCCTAAACTGAAATTTAATTCCCACGCATCTATAACCTTTATAACCTCATAAGTGTCATTACCAGCTTGATAGTGAGTGGGATGATTGATCTTTTCCATATAACATTTCTTACAAAGATACGACATTAAAAGAGAAAAAGCAAGTATTCTAGTGACTAAATACGCCCCCCTTTAAAATAAAGATACCCCCCCATTTATATAAAGACCCCCCCCCTTCATTTATATATATATATATATATATGTCTATTAAAGAGCTTGGCCCCCAACTTACATATTCGTGTTAAAGAGTCAAACTTACATATTCGGGTTAAAGAGTTAGGCCCCCAACTTCATACCCCCGCTTCGCTTTTGTTGGCACAAATGGGGTGGGGGGTTACTCATATCGTTTTTCATTTTAACATTATAAAATCATTTCAATTATGTTCCAGGTAACTAAACTTGAAGCCGTTAAGGCGGCTTTTGCGGCTATCACTTCGCCAACAGGCGGTGGTGGCTCTGTAAACCAAAAACTTTTTGCGCTCGTTCAGAACGATCCGATACAGGCGGTGACGCTGAAGTCTTACGTATGTAGCGGGCTACCAACGTCTCGTATCGAGTCTCGTGTTGGTGCCGATGACAAAACATATACCATTGCTTCAGAGAAGATGCAATGCACAGGAACTGCCGAAATTTTAGTAGGCAACATACCTTACACGTGCAAGATGCATTTGAAAGTTGCCTTGCAACTAAATGCAGGGCCAGCACAATGCAAATTCCAGGTTTCAACCGCAGATGCGCGGATACAATGGATATCGGTAAGTTGCATCAATCCGATGTCGGATACTTTTTTGTACAATCAATTGGTTTCTTTGAGTGCAATCGAGAAGCCAGAAGAGAAGCCAGAAGAGAAGCCAGAAGAGAAGCCAGAAAACGTCACAGAACCAGAAAACTAACCAGAAAACTAACCTCCCACCCCATTGTGTCTATATTTTAATATATTTGCACCTAACCAATGCAAATAGCCGAACTATGAATTAATAAATTAAAAAACGAAATCATGGGACATTTCATTTCAAGGCTTACAGTGTCAACTAAAGCGCTAGGAGTTTGCGCAAATTTTAAAAACCCTCTTATTGATGAATACGTCTATAACATAGACGACGAGAGGCATTGCTCGGACGAGGATTGCCTTATCCCTATCGATGCCTATTATTTTAGGTATTTATCAAATGACCGAATAAAAAAACTCGTATTAATTTGCGAGGAATTTGCCCCAGCAACCCCGGCAGAAGCTGAATTGTGCAGAACGCTGCACAATAGACTTTGTAGTAGGCTAAAATGGGTACCAGAAATATTGTCTCATAGTGAGCCACGCGAAATTTAACCATAAAAAAATGAAGGACATATTAGTGGAAGCTAGGTACTTAGACACAGTACCTAGCTTCAACAAGGGAAAATTGGTGTTAAGCCACGCAAGTGGGTACGCAATCCGCAAAACAAGATATAAAACATACCTTGTTTTTGCTTTCCCCTGGGGACGTGCTAGTGCCCTCAATTACGCCGAATGCGTTCTTGAGATCCTCTCCGCTACCGACAACCTCTTCATAGAGGGATTTGATTTTAACACCTTCTTTAGTTCCCCTTTTCCTAGAAAGGGGGAAATCCTTGATATTACCTTTTCTCATCATTGGCCAATTCGATATAGAGGCCTTTGAGAAATATTAAAAAATTTAAATATGAAATATTTCATAATTATAGTAGTCACAGCCTTCGCAGCCTTTGCGCTGCAAGTTGCGGATTACGATGACATCAACCGCCCCGCGGAAGACGTTGTAAATGCTCGTGAATCGCGGGCCTACTCCAAACTAGTAAAACCCGTCACCGTCCTGTGTAAGGACTCGACAGGTATCGCACTGGTCGGGTGCGACAATCAGGTTCTAATCCTGACAAGTAAAACCGCTTTAGGGCGGATTCTAATATCGTCCCATGTAAGGGGGGATATAATCGAGTAAAAAAAGTGCTCTGACTAAGGTAGTCAGCTAAGTGTAGACACTCATTCTACAAGCACAGTAACCATTACCCAGGTAGCCGAAAAGGGGTAAACTAGAGTAGGCAAATTTATGGAAAACCCTGAAAAAGGGGTATGCTGATTGAACATCAGTGAACGGGCTAACTACCAAGGTCTAACAAACCAAAGTTCAAATATAAAAATGAGCGATCAGAACAAGTTTGACCGATTCACGTACACGGCAGGACACCTATCCGTGACATTTAACCGATTTTGCAGTGATTTTCATTTCACCATTAAAGGAGTTAGAATCACGACTAGCGAGTGGAATACTCGAAAATTCAATGAGCTACCTGAAGTAGTTCAGGTACTAATCTCAGGGCGGAACTTCCGCCGTGAATACCACTTCTGGGCATCGGCCAGAAGTTTGCCAAATAACCTGGAAAAAATCCTGGCCGATGTGGCGGATGCGAAGGCGTATCGAGCAAGGCTCGCCGCTGAGGCGGTGGCTTATGCGGCCAAAGTGGCAAAAGAAAACGAAGAATTGCAAATTCTTGGAACGGCTGTCAAAAAATTCATCGCAGACCCACGTCCATCTGGTATGGACGGGCTTATTGCCGCATTCAAAAACCATAGCACCACAAAGGTGCTATGGTCCCAGCAGTACGCTGGCGGGCCGTTTACATCAATGCGCAGCATTGAGAGTGCAACTCTCGCAGAAGTGAAAGAGTTTAAACAAAAGCACGCTAAAGTGCTGCAAGATTTCGACCAGCTGGTCGCCACCATCTCTGAGTTTACAAACGTCCAACTCCAGTACCTGCTAAATGGTGGCCACCACGGCTACTATGAGATGGGATTGCACTACAAAACAGTGGTGTTGAGTGCACCTTGCTGGGTGCATCCAGATCACCGCACCCAATTGTGCAATGCGGCATTTGACCGCTACGAAAAACTCATCACCATAGAAGGTGAGCAACAACCACAAGCACATTACAAAGCATAAACAACCCCAGGGTTGTGCTACTACTTGGTCAATGTTTCACTAGAAACCGCCTAACTATGGTCAATGTTTCACTAGAAACCGCCACAAGTACTATAGCACAATTCCTGGGGATTTTTAACCTTTTAAACTAAAAAACAAAGTATGAAAAAATTCCTGGGAAGTAAACGAAGGGTCTGTCCCACCTACAACGGTTTTAGTTTTTTCATAACCGAAAAAGAGAAGTGTGAACTTCTTGATTGGAGTGTTGTGGAGGACAATGAACTCAGATGGGTACACATCACTAATAAAAGTGACTTGTGCACTATCTGGCACCCCAAAAAAGCCCATACACTAAGCATTCCTGCCACAACAATGGCAAAGTGGTTGTCCACACAGCCTTGGTTTAAAAGTCAAGTGCTAGAAACCAAGGCGACATATTTTATGTCGCTTACCGAGACCTGTGCAAAGGTGTCGCGCTCTTGTGCTGACTCCATGAAAATGTGGGGTATTGGTGACAAAGAGGTAATCAGAGCAACAAAGGAATATACCCTCTGGGCAAACAATTCGCAGGATAATGACCGTATTGGGTACATATACGAGTCGGGGGAATTGCGATGCAACATCCACTTCACTGGTAGCGGTGTAGGTTGGGGATCGCTCACACAAGGGAGGTTGACAGCAGACCTAATATACATACCAGCTAGTCTGGCGCATAATGGACGCTCACTATACTCCCTGCTGACGTACAGCAGGGAGTGGAAACAAATCTCGAACCCAGCATTCGAGCTCTTCAAACACAACGACGAAACTGGGTTCGTCGTACAACCAAAGCTATAAAATGCATAACAAAATCAAGGGCAGGGGGATAGTTTTCCTCCTGCTTCTTACCACCGCTACGTACGCCCAGCAAATCGACTACGGTTTGTCTGCAGGCTTCGGGGTCTTGAGCCCCAAGATCCGGTATGAAAATACCGATCTGGTGTCCTATCTGGAGGACAAAAATATCCAGCTCAGCGACTACAAAAAGTCGCTAAAACGCTTCATATTCGCCCCATCTTTCGGGGTGAATGCGGAAGCGTATTACGAAACCTTCCCCGCATTCTTGCGGGCAGAAGTGTCGACCTCTAAGTCGGCACTTCAGTACCTATCCGCCTCAATCGAGGCTGGGTTCGGGGAAGATTTCGCCCTGTCCGGGGGGTATCAGTTCGTAACCCTCAAGATCGGCTATAAGCTGGTCTACGATAAGGGGTTCGGACGCCCCACAATACTGAACTCATTAAAAAGCGCGAACGATCAGATGGCAGCAATGCCAATGATTCGTAAAAAAAACGCGCTACACCGGAACTCAGGCAAAATCATCCCAATAAAAGTTGGGATAGGGCACCTGTTTGATTCAGGTGTTAAGATCGGAGCAATGCTCCAAGTAGACGTAGACATTACGTCCGTAGTTAATACGGCACGTATGCACTCCGCGTCTATTGGGGTATATGTTAAACGGGGGACAACCCCCAAAAAATTATATAAAAATGATCTATAGGGTCCTAATAGGGCTGCTGCTACTGAGTACAGGAGTGGCAGCCCAACAGGAGGTTTGCGTAGGCGAACCATTTTACCTGTATGAAACATCAGACCCAGCCACTGGGTCGTACTCCACGTTTGATATAACGGGAGGTAGTGCTGAGTATGAGCTTCCCTTCGGCCATGTGTTTGGGGGAGGTGAAGACTCTACAATGATTATTATCACAACGCCAGGCACGTTGTGGTACACTAGAATCGTGTTAGTCAATGATGACGGAAAGTCCACCATTGGCGCATACGATCAGGTGGTTGTTGCCACTAGTTGTGATACACCCATCGACACAGCTGTTATTGATACAGCAATTGTCGGGCCTAAGAAAAAGGCCAAGTTTTGGGTGCCGAATGCGTTCAGTCCTAACGGGGACACAATAAACGCCTTCATCTATCCAATAAGTGAGGAGAGTATCCTCATTGAGGAGATGATGGTGTTCGACCGTTGGGGATCAGAGGTGTGGAGCCGCTCTGGCTTTTACACCAATGATGAGTTTAGTGGCTGGGACGGTGCAAATTATCCGCCAGCCGTGTATATATGGGTCATCACAACCGATGGCCTGACATACTTTGGCGACATAACCCTTATTAAATGAGGGTCGTCATTTTAGTGCTGATCGCTACATCCGCACAGGCTCAGGGCTACTTTAGTAGATTCCTGAGCCACAGTGTGGTGGATGTGAACAATGGCATACAATACCGTTACTCCACCTCAACAGTGGATCTAGAACAGTATTTTGATGCCAAGATTAATCAGAGCGACATTCATGATGTCGAAAATCAGATAGGATTCAATATCCCAATAGGTGTCGAAAACATCTTGATGGATATTAACCCACTTACAGGGGTAAGAACTCAATCCTTTAGAGGATTTGAGATTACCAAATCTGTGACTCTGGGAATACCGTACGCCCAAGCCTCTATACAATGGGGTAAAGGTAGAATGGAGCAACCCAGTATATACTCAGCAAAATCAATCGGCTTAATAGCTGATCTTTTGACTGACAGAAGCCACCTATTAGAGGAGCTCGCAATTGCGGCCCTCAAAGAGGAGGCTAGTAAGCCACTCATTAGTGGCAGGGTTGATCTTAGGGTAGAGCTGAATATGTACAACATTATCAGCCCCTCATTAAAGTCGTCCCCGTACAAAAAATGGGGGATATCAGGAAATGTTTACCCCTACTGGGTAACATCACTTGATGCCTCAAACAATGTCGGGCTAGTACCTGATGTATCAGAAATGGTAAACGCAGAAATATCCAAACTGCACATACCATTCGCTGACGACATTACTAGCATGGCGACAAGTATCATAAACAGTAAACTCTTTTTACCCACCAATCCATTTTACAATGGGTTTGGTATTAAGACTTTACTGCAGGTAAAGTACAAAAAAGCCATTCAGTTTGGATGGCTAGTAGACTACAGTGAAATCAAAAACGGCCAGAGGGGTGTGAGCCCTATAAAAAATCTGGCTTCATCCATAAACGTAAGATTCGGATTATGACAGAATTCGAAAAGGGGGCCGCTTTTGCACTGCGATTTGTAGCAGAGAATTTACGGCTCTCCACACACTCGCCGTCGATGTCGCTCTGCGTATCCATGATCCAGGATATGCACGAACAGGGGTACACTATCCCTCGGATAGTAGACGAGCTATCAAATTCAAAAATTACCGTCGTCAGGAACCAGCATATCTGGCGATACGGAAAAGTAAAAACGGTAATTACCGAGCTAGACGAGAACTACAATATAGTAGAGAGCCTGGCAGAGCATTTTCGTCAAAACGGGTTCCACCCCCGAAAAAAATTCGAGTATGGAAAACGAAAAAGTTAGGAAAAGCAAGGGTTTTTATACCCCACTTCCTAAGCCGAAAAAGCGGTCGACCCCGCTGTTTAGCCCAACTTTAGGTAACACTTACCTTGGCACTGAGCGCCTAAAGCGCAACAATGTTAAGGTAATAGCAAAAAAACCGAAAGATGATTAGTCATCTCCGGTCAATCCTAAAGATAAAGTCCTCGCAGGAGGATAGCATACCCGCAATGTTCGGTATTCTATCTTGCCTTAAAGGCATTACAGGTGTCCCAGAACTCTTGGACCATATGGTTACAGAGTACATCTCCATTATAGAGGAGAAGAGGGGACTGTTTGAATTTAAGTACTACTTAAAATGTCGCGTAGAGCACATTTTAGTAGTCAAAGAAACTCGCTGGTGGATATTTAAAGATGGAGCGGTACATGAGACGCACCCTCTAAACCCACTAGCATATCCAGCGTCGGATAAAGATTCGGCGTTGGATGAGTATTTACACGGGAAGGCCTGATAGAGGAAACTGGAAGTGTCGCGCGATTATTCTGGACTGTTTAGTCGTGAGCGTACTACAGGCCCCGAAAGGGCACACTTTATCAGAGCCGGTTTACCCCCTACCTGAATGCAGGTGGGGGGTTTTAAGCCAGCATAGCATTAGCGGTAATGCGCATTATACGGTTCTCCGTTCAAGGGTTCGTGTAATGAAATACAGGTTCGACTCCTGTTGCTGGCACTCACCAAATCAATTTATATGAGTAAACAACGGTTATTTAAAGTCATAAAAGTCGCTACTATATTTGTGGCGGCTTTATGGCTGTACGACAAATGGGAAAAGTACTCCCACACCCAGACTTTTTGGGAGTGTGTAAGGGAAAACACCCAACCAAATGGGATCCTTACGGATTCAGTAATGTGCAGATGCAGAGACCTGGAATAATGAAAGTAATTCTAGGTTGCGCGATCTTGCTGGGGGTTTACCTGTACCGTGTGTATAAAGCATGGAGCAGTTGGTGTGTAAACGCCAAACCCCCTTTCAGATTCCCTTCTTTGTGGGGGAAGATTAGTACCAATATAGTGAAACCCCCTAAAGGGTCTTCGCTGCCAAAAATCACCGTAAACGGAAGTCTAGTGACTTGTGCTTACGACGGAGAAAAAGAAAGAAACATTCCAGCAGAGGATTTTCTTACTCTGCTGTTTGCGCACGAGTACACCCACCCAAAGTGGGTGAATGGAGTGGAAACCGCCGTCTTGGCACAAAATTCAATATTTGTGTTGAGAAATAGTGCGAAAGAATACGTGGACAAAGTTCCCGCTAAATATAGACTGGCCTTTATTAACCGTCTCAAAAGAGAGGGCATAGAAGACTGGGTATGTACTGAAGCGGGAATATTCGCTCATCTTGGAGACGCTCATGGTAGTGCTTCCGAAAAAGTATTTTACGACTTATGGAAACAATGTTTGCGGTACTAGCTGCCGCTATAGTGGGGACTCTTATAGGTAGAAGCCTAAGACCTCCTCCTAAATCCACTAATCTGGTAGTGGATTTGGAAAATCTGAAGGTGTCTGCGCTGGCCCAGATCAACGCCAAAGCAGATGCCCTTTACTCCGAGTCAACAGTTTCGGACGACTTGTTCGGGAAAGAGTTGGCGGATATCCGCAAGAAGTGGCGGAGTATTGAAAAGTAACAACTCAAGTCCTGGCAAAGGCTTGTACTGCACATCGACAAAGATTCACAGGGCGGTCTTTGATGTTCAAATACAAGTCTATTTTTAAATCTCAAAATTTTTTTAGTATGGAACTGCAACCATATAGAAAGACAAAAAGTGTGAGGGATTTGGAACTGCATGAGTGGTTCCTCATACAAATAAAGTTTTTTAAGAGTGTCAATATGCACACCAAAGTGGGCATTGTGTTGTTCTTTGCGACAGGTACAGCTACCATTGGATGTGCTGTAACCGCGTTGACGAGTGATAACCCAAGTCCACGGCTGGTGTACGCCTATGCAGTGGCAAAACCAATCCCTGAGGCAGTACAGGCCCCGGAAAAGATGGTTTATAAGCCCGTCAAAAAGAAGGCGGCTAACCCACAAGCCCCGGCAATGCCCCCGCAATATGACGCACCAGCGTATATCGCGAAATTCGCTCGGATTGCCCAACGGGAAGCAAAAAACACAGGAATCCCTGCCTCTATAACCTTAGCTCAGGGGCTAATAGAGTCTAGAGCGGGCACGTCCTCACTGGCCGTGAAGAACAACAACCATTTTGGGTTGAAGTGTTTTTCAAAAGCCTGCAAAAGGGGCCACTGCTCGAATTACACGGATGATACCCACAAAGATTTTTTCCTGAAGTTCACGAGTGCGGAAGAGTCTTACAAAAGACACTCGGCATTCTTGAAGGCAAAGCGTTACAAGCGGCTGTTTTGGTCAAAAGACTATCGGTCGTGGGCGTCGGGGCTTCAAAAATGCGGGTATGCAACTGCACCAGATTATGCCGCCACGATTGTGCGGGTAATCGAGACGTACGATTTACACAAGTATGATTAAAAAATGGAGGGAGGCATTAAGTCCTCTCTCCAAAAAAAATGGAATTACCAGAATTTTTGAATACCATCACGTCCCAGTTTGTTCACTCTCAGACGACTGCAGAAGCGATTTACTACGCTCTAAAGTCAAAGAGTAACATAATTCTACACGGACCGGGCGGTCACGCAAAATCAGACATAGCGGAGGCTTGTTTGAAAATAATGACGCCCAATTTTTACGGAGAAACGTACATCGCTTCCTGCTCCCAGCAGATGGATGCGAGCCCTTTTGTCGGGTACACAGACATCAAAACCCTCAGAGAAGAGGGTAAACGGAAAACAGTGCTTGAAGATACTGTGTTTCTCAAAAGCCGGTACGCGATCCTTGAAGAAGGATTTGACGCACCTGACGATCTCCTGCTGTCCTTAAAAGATGGTCTACAGAGAGGTTACATTTGCATTAACGGGGTATGCGAACCTAATAAGTTGCAAACCCTTATCATTTGCACAAATGTAGACCCTCTTAAATGGGCAGGGAAGGACCAGAGTCGCAATGCCCTGTTAGGTCGATTTGCGTTCACTCATAAAGTTGAGTGGCCTAGCTACACCGCTAATGACTTTCAATCCATGTTCGAGGCTAGAGGCTTTTCAGATCTTCAAGTTGCTCGCATCGCAGAAAAGTGCCATGATTTGGGATTTGAAGTATCCCCTAGAGATGTAATGATGATGCGCCGAATTCATGAAATCGGCGGACTACAAGCACTGCGCACCTTTAGGGGTATGACGCAGATGGTTTACGACGAGTTGTTGGCTCTAGAAGCCTCATTCCCGTATATAGCGGAAATCGAGGAGATAGAGAAAACCGTCAACTTGGCGGAAGTAACCACGAACGTAGAGCAGCATCTAAAACTGCTCGCTCTGGCTCAACGACTGATCAGAAACCTTAAAGTTATCCCAACTGATGGGGTTTACTCTGGCAGATTGAAGGGCCTGGTAAAGAAAGCGCAAGCTCTCCAGCAAAACGCTATTGAGAACCTATCAAGGCCTAGGCTGTGATAGAGCCTTATAAATGGGCACCTCCTTCTGTAGATGAGTTAAGAGCTCTGCCTCAAGCAAAAGAGCTAAATGCTAGAGCTCTGCGTATGATGTCTGTCATAACTGCAGCAGCATCAAGAGAGGTATTCCAAGAGGTTTACGATATACCCGAAGATTTAAAGTGGCTGAGTGCTATTGAAAGCAGAATTGCTGAAGATACGTCAGACATTATGGATATCGGCTGGAAATATGCTGAGATGTTGTCTACTTACCCAGACTCGTCCTTAAACAGCTTAGCAGAAAATGGTGAGCTTGAGGATATGCTCCAGAAAATGGAGAGAGAAGAGAAGCGTACTGGCGACAAAAAAGGAGGTGAAGGTTCTAGAGACTTTACACCACTCGACTGGGATGAGTCTCTTGAAGCATCAGAAGATATTCCTGATATAGGATTTTCTGAGGTTATGCAAAGAGCCGAAATTACTGAAAAAAATCTAGTTTACGGCAAACCAAGAGTAGCCGCAGCTAGAAAGTATTATAGGAAATCTGAACACATTGACTTTTTAACAGAAGAATCTTTGTGCTTAGATGATGACGAGTTCTTTTTCAACATGGCAGAAGGAAAGCTAGAGATAGCCCTACCTTTAAAGTATGAAGAGGAGCGACAATACCTCGTAGTTCTGTTAGATGATAGCGGTTCTATGAGCAATGATGACAAAATCCAATGCGTAACAAAAATACTGGATGGTCTATTTGAGATGGTACTGGCGGGTAATTCTGTGATATTATTGTCTTATTTCGAAACTACTCGAGATAAATGTGTATTACTAGACAGTGCCTCTGCTATCGACTATTTTAAATCCAAACAGTATAGGGATCCAAATGGGGGGACTACATACATAGGTGGTGTATTAGAAGAACTGAGACAATCAATGGAAACTGGGTTCTTAGATGATATCCAGCTTCCGGAACGTACAGAGATCGTGATTATAAATGATGGGCAAGATGACGTAGATCTAAAGGAATTTTCAATTCCAATAACTGCGTTTATCATAGAAGAACAAAATACAAAGCTGGTAACACTATGTAAAAATTCAGGGGGGCAAGCGTATTATGTTGCAGATAGAGATTTTCAGTTACTTTAACTGCTTCGAAAAATGCAAAAAAATGCGTCCAGGATTTGCTACTGCTTCCGGTATTTGGTGTCTTACCCACACCAAGCCAGCGCGTAGCTATCTTGCTATCCCGTCAGTATGCGTGATATCAGACCATTTTACAGGGCGTGGTCCTAAAGTCTACATAACAAGAGCTTTAGAAACCGCACATAGGTACAACAATGTACCTGGGGGATTGCTCCTTATAGAGGAGAAGAACACAAATTTTTTAACCATAAATTCTCTCAACATGACAAAGACCATTGGTCTCCTGAATCTGACAGCTGAGGCTGTAAAATCTATAACGCGCGAACAGTTGGGGCTGACTCCTGAAGGAGAAGCAGTTCAACTGCTGTGCTATGATGTTTTCTCGCAACTTGTGCGTGGGGAGGACCTATCCGACGAAAACCAAGAGCTGATTGCCTCTCCACGTTGGAGTGGCGTAGTAGCAGGTTTTCAAAAAGCGGAACTCGAAGCTTACCAAGCTTCCCCAGAGTTTCCGTTTTACCACCCCGCTGAGGTGCCAGCAGAAGACGTCGAAATGACGTTGTCGCTCATCACAACAATGCTGGGAGGAAACCCCACCGAAGCCGGATCTGAAGCCGGATCTGCAGCAGAACTGCTGGCCGAGACATTCGGGCCAATCCAGACCCCAGAAGCGTTCACCCCACTGACGGAGACAGAAACCGCAGAAGCGGTAGAATCTCTGTTCTCTGCAGAGGAAGAGGCCGAGCTGCCTTCCACAGAAGCGGTGGAATCCCTTCCTGTGGCTTACGAAGAGTCTCTACCCGCAGTTGCCGGACAGTTTGGCCTGAAAGCCGACGAACTCCAAACGGCCTATGACTCAATCAGCGCTGCTGAAAAGAGCATTAAGGCTGCACTCGCAGCACTGGAAGATCAGAAAGATAGCATCACCAAAGCTGCACTTCGCAGTGTAAAAGAGGCTGCAGTACTGTTGGACGCTAAAGTGGCGCTAACAGAATCAATCGAAATTGAAGCATAAATAACCAGGGGGGAGTTGAAATATACTCCCCCTATTAAATTGAACCTATGAACATTTACGAAATGGGAAGTCGCCTGGAGTATGACAACGGTGATTTCATACAGTTGCCTGGCGCAGCACAAATACAAGTCGTCAACAAGGGCGAAAGCTCTCAGTTACGCACTTTCATCCGAATACACACGGGAGGGAAGGGCACTAACAGAGTGACGACTTCGCCTCTTCTACATTTAACCCCCATGCAGCATATTCTCATTCGCAATATGTTGATGGAAAAGGTGTCGGAGACAGGATATCGACCCAATGATTTCTGCATTGTCGGCGACGTGTCTATGGAACATAGTTCCTGGAGTCTTCAAGGCAATGATATTCAACTTGTGGAAGCCGCCTACGTAAAAGTAGTCGATGGGATTCTGCAAATTGTAGTCCTCAACAGGCCCATCCTGTACACAGACGGTGTTCACTGGTTTAGTGGCACCGCACAACTTGTCCCCTTCCAAAACGGAGTGCAAGAGTTGGTAGAGTCCCTAGATTACCAGCAGGGGTCCATTGTTTCTGGAACCATCGGTAGGAAAGGGGATAAACGTGGGATATTCGTGTGGTCACCTCGCAGGAAAGACAGCCGAATGGCTAACGACATCTTAGCCGAGATAAATCGTGTGTTTCCAAAAAGAATCCAACTATGAAACTGTACTCCACGCACTTCAACGTTGAATTCACGAAAAACATACTGATTGTCAGTATGTGCGTAGAGTTCAGCCCTAAACAAGTTGAGTTTCTGGCTAAGAACCGGAGACAGCAGCAGGAAACTTGGGATTTCATCACTGCTAGGATGCGGCAAGCCGTGTTAGCAGCAGATTCAAAGGCGGTGGTCAACCATGTGCTGAATCTTGAGAACCCAATCACTGAAGATGGAAAACGAAGATCCGAAATATTCGGATCGTTCAGAGCAACAGTCAGGACTGAATGGGGATATCCCGCAATATTCGCGGCTTTTAACAGAGCCTCTAAACTAGTGACCGCCCATGCGAAGCTGTCTGGTTATAACCCTAATAATACTCGCAGGCGTAATCCTGTTGGGGGGACGTATCTGGTTTCAGGCGTCCACAGAGACATCGACGATCTCGCCAAAGAGATTGACGACTGACATTGACACCGCCTTTGTTTATAAGGGCTGGTGCATATACCTGCAACGTATAGGAATTAAATTTCCTGAAGTAGTTACAGCGCAAATGGTGCACGAAACTAATTTCTGCACCTCTAAAATATTTCATGAAAACAATAATATGTTTGGCATGAAATTGAATAAGAGGGGGTTTTGTGCTGGTGAGAAAAACGGCCACGCTTACTACAAGAACATCATTCTATCTATTCTGGATTACAAGGAATACCAAAGCATGATGTTGAGGTTAGCAGCTGTGCAGAATAGAACTCCACATAACAATGAGGAGTATATGAAGCTACTTGAAGATCTCCCCCACCTCAGAGGGGCTAGATATGCTGAAGACAAATTATACATCCCTTCTTTACGGAAGAGGATAGAGATTTTAAAATCTATGTGACGAGCGACTGGAGGGCTTGTTATATATTGTACGCCGTTGCGGACCATTGCCGCAATCGCTTCCTCCTTAACATGGCCTCCTCGACTATTCTTCTAATTAGACTTTAGGGAATTATGATGTAGATGTTCTTGGTTCTGTGCTTGGCTGGGAGGCTGAGTTTCGGGATTTTGGGCGTTAATATTGTTTAGTACTCAAAGCAAGCGCTTAGATGTTTGTTGAGGGGGCCTTTATTTTTTTAAAACAAAATCTATGACTTGGTTAGTTATTTGTTTCTGCGTCGTCGCCTTAACTCTAGGGATGATGTACCTTACTTACATCGCCAAAGAACAAGCCGACAGAGGTTTGGAAACTGGTGAATCTTTCCTCGCTGAAGTGGCGAGCGTGTCTAATAATCTTAGAAAAATCGTCAGAGGAATTGAGAGCTTGGAGAGCTTGTTGGGGTACGACAAGGTCACTGAGTTTCTTGCTCAGAATCTCGATGGATCTAAATTTTACCAAGCTATATCCATCACTACTAGAAATGTCTTAGCGGACGTTTTTATTGATAGGATTATAAGCTCTGGTTATTATGTAACCAAAGAGTGGAAGACCACCGCGGATTATGAGGACAGCTCGATGTTTCTGGTGCTGGCAAAATCCCGGCGAGACTTTGAGGACCCACGTCCCAACACGTTGATACTAAAGGCGGAGTATTCACCGTGGAGTTTAGAGAACTGTGATGTCACGGCGGAGGAGGTGCCTTTAAACTCTGACGGAAAAGTCAACATTCTGTCACGGATAACGGCGTACCTTCCATCAAACTGTGAAGACGGCTGTCAAATAACAATAATTCCAGACGTGCGCAAGCACGTAAAGGACTTATTTGTAGAGTACAAGCCGCTGGTAAAAACTGAGGAACAAAAAGCCTCAGTTTACGTGTATGCAGAACAAAGCCCCTCCTCTTTTGTCTGGGATGCAGTTCGTATGCACGCGGTGCAGCCGCCGTTGCAACTGTCATACCCAGCGATTACCTCGGAGAAGAAGCAGACTGTTAAACTTCAGAAGTTCTTGGACAGTGTCCTGGAACTAATGAAGAAGCAGAAATTTTGCTTTTCTCTATTCGGCGAACCAGCTTCCGGTAAGAGCAGCGTTTTGCGTCTGTTCATTTCTATGGCTGGTAAAGCTGGATTGACTGTTGTTAAAGCGACTGGTCAACAGTTCATCAACATGATGGAAAACCCACTCGCGAAGTCTAGACTTCCGGAGTTGGGAAAACACGTAGTTGTGGTCATCGACGAAGCAGGCTTTAATCCTGCACTGACCAAAGCATTGTTGTCGGCCACTGAGGGATTGGATGACGCTTCGAACGTCTCAATAGTACTTGCGACACAGACTGAAGAGTCCATGTCTCAGGATCTACTGCGAGATGGACGTATGCAGATCTTGCTGCATATCAACAAATTGGCCCCCACACAATGGCGGCCTTTGTATGATACACTCAAGACAATGTACCCCACAAAAGTGTGGACTTTACCAACAGATACTACCAAAGATTACCTGTTGGGGGAAGTCTATTCATGGGGCAAAGATCCCGATTTTGCCACATTTTTGGCGTCAGCACTAAACTAAACAAAAAGGAGAGAGCCGCGTAAATCGGCTCTCTCCTAAACTATGAATTACAGGCTAAACGATCCGATCAATATTGAGGGGATTTTTACAAAATATTCTCTTCAATTAAAACGTGTAACAGTCGCATATCCTGGTAAGATGGATTGCGATTACCCGTTTGGGTATTACCCTCTAAAAATATCTCCCTTGGGAGATGAGGGGTATATGCCCCCAGAAAATTTGCCTTTTGATCATAAAGATCTGATAACAGGGCTAAGCCAAGACAATCTGTGCACTCACAGACGTACGTCCACAAAATGCCGTATAAAATACGATCCATTTTTTGCGTACAATGGAGTGTACACATTGACTCCTCTAGACAACAACGACCCAAAGACTTGCATCTCCATAACGTGGGACTATCAGTCGCTCAGAACCTATTTAGACTCCATGAAAGGTGCGAAAATAGTGGCAACTGGTAGTTTGCATTCTATATATGACTCAAATCAAGGTATATTTCATAAGGAAGTAATATCCACACGTGTCTTCTTTAAAAAAATAGAGGATGTCTACTTTGTTGTGGTATTCCCTGATGGGTCACTTATATCTTACCCCGCAACCTTATTTATGGATGCTCCTAGTAAGATGGAAACGAAAGACAAGACTTATGACAAAAATAACGATAGAGCATGATAGTAGTACAGGAAATGTATTTATTAAGCATTTTAGTGCTAAGGCAGCATTGTTGGATTATGGTTTTGAGTTGCATAAGAAAAGGCATTTAGTGCTAAAACTAGTTAGCACCTCACCATTAATCAGACCGTATTACATACTTGGGCTAGAAGAAAAGACAATTCAGTCAATCGCCCAGCTTATAAATAAAGGTGTACCTGAGTTAACCGTCCCGCACGCAGCATTTGATAGAACTTCAGTACCAAATACTGAAGTTCTGAAGTTAGTACCAACGAAACTAAAACAGTATTTAGAAACAATCAACTACGTAGACTACATGGATACAGATGCTTTCGCTATATTTCATCCCAAAGAGCGCGAGCTTTTAAAAAATACTTCGCCCATTTGGCGAAAGAATCACGCGAAAGTAGTATCTTTGTGGGCAAAAACTATGCCCGCTCACAGAAAACCTGTGGAAATAAGTAAAACCCAGTATTTTGAGGCAATATTATATAATTCTAGGCCTATTAATTATCATAAATCTTTTAGCATCGTGTGACGGTTCTGACGAGGTTTATAGCGGGCCAACCCCCGTAGTTTCTACCGATTCCTTAGGAATGGCGCTAGATACTACTCCAACAGTTCAAATAAGCGACGAGGATGGGCCTACAAGGCTCGTAATTGACTTGAGCGCGATCGAAAATGCTCCCGGGCCCAGTGATGTGCACGTGGACATAAAAATGGAATCTGGGGCAATTGTGAGCTATTCTGTAACTACGCAAAAACGTATGCAGAAAACTACGCCCATACCTGTGGAATACGTAATAAAAAAAGGTGACACTGCATTAGGCCTTGCTCGTAAGTTTGGAGTAAAGGCAAGTAAAATTCGGCAACCCCTGGTAACAGGAAAAAAACTGGTTATAGATGAGGATTAAAGCTAAATGCGACTATGTAAGAGTAGTAAACTTCTTCAAACACAAGGATGAAGATTTTTACATACCTGCACCAACAATCCGCGAACCTCGAATGCGTTCCAAAAGAGAAGAAAGACTGAAAAGAATTTCTCAAAAACAGGAACAAATGCACACGCTGCACGAACGTTATTGTGTAGGAAGGGCAGAAATTGAGATCGGAATCCTGTACGGAGTAGGCATTGCCAGAACTCCTGAGGTAATGTTCGAAGATTTTATGGAAAGAGATGAAAGCTTTAACGGCCACACAGTACACCAAATACGGGAAATATTCCCACCATCGCTCGCCCGTAAAATACAGTCAAAAAATGCGCATAAGCGATCGTATGATGAGTTTTCTGGAAAGACTCGACAAAACGACTACGATCTACGTAAACAGAAGACCGTTTACAATAACACAGTTGGAAAAAGACTTACTTCAGCTGGATACCGTAGTTAGTGAGCAGGTAGACATATACCCAATATATCCTGCAGAAGCACGACGTATTGGATATACAGTCACTGTAACTGGCCCCACACTAAATGTGCGGGTAAAATCCAGGAAAAGAAACACCGCTTATAAAAGAGCGCTACAAATAACCACAAGACGCCTTTTAGGCCAGCTGCATGATCATAACAGAAAAAACAAGTCGGATGCTCGTAAAAGGGCAGAACGGCTTCTTCGCTAGAAGCCTCGGATTTGAAACCATTGGGGACATTTACAACAGCATTCCCAAGGATTTATTTATTCACGGGGCCGTAGGCGACTTTGAAACCATGTACTTAGTTGCGAGCAACTTTTTCGCAAGTCGTACAGCCAAAAAAATAACGCAGAAACACGTAAAAGGTATTATACTAGAATACCTAAAACATTTATACTATGGACGCCAACATTGAGAAACGGCTGTTAATAATGCAGCCATACGCAGATTGTGGAACACTTGAAATCCGGAATTACTTTCTGGACAGGGAGTGGCAAGTAGTCACAATCTCACCAGATCAGAAACACTATCACCCTAAATCGGTGCTATTGATCCCTGATACTGGAGGTATCAACGCCAATATCTCTTATTTCAAGAGAGAATCTAAACTCCCTCCAAACATTCCACCCCAAGATCAGGCGCTGGAGTATTTTAGGGTAGAGACTTTGAGTTGGTATATGAAGAAACAAGATGAAGGCAAGGGCAAGAACGGAATTCTAGGCATTGGTATGTCGGCATTCCTTACCTTCGCTGAAGTATTAGGCGGGTCCGTCTATCGTAAAGATGGTGAAATGTGTTTTGGACATACAACAACGGATAGTGAGGTAAATGAAAGGTTCTTTCATAACCGACAGAAAAGAGTAGCGGGTTTAGTGTCACCAACATTAGGGGACATATATAATATGGCTACTACCCTACTTAAAGGCGGGGACGGGGAAGACGCGGTGCCAGTAATGGTGCCTAAGAGTCCCAGAGCTCTGCTGGACAGTATTTAACAGCCTTGTGGATGGCTGGATTACCCTCAACCACTTTATAAGAGGGCAATGAACACTTAATAGAATATTATGAATAACACTGAAAAGTGGTACAGGCCTTTAATGGCATTAGCAATGTTTTTACTTTTAACTATTACTGTATTTGGCTGGCAAAAACAATTTGCTATCAATACAGAATTAAAAAGTGAGAATAAGTGCTTGATGGAGAAAGTTGAGAAACTTTTTTCTCAACAAGACACAACTAATGCGAAGTTAAAACGTTTAGAAGAAACACACCCATACTTAGGTAAAAGGTGGAAATCTAAAAGAACGGGGGAGTGTGTCACTGGAAACTTCTTTGGCTTCATGCTGTACACACCAGTAGACACAAGTGTCAGCAAGGAGTTAATTTATGCGTTGTCATCCTACAAAGGGCCAACTGCGCGTGTCAACTCTTTAAAGAGAGGCTACAACAAAAAGTCGCAACATTTTCACGGTAGAGCCGTGGATTTGGAATGGAACGAAGATGTAATCTCATTTTTAGTTTCCAAAGAAGGAGTTGAATGACTTCGGGAACATAACATTAGAATGTACATAGAAGGTAGACCAGGATCTGCGCGAGTTCGGAAATATCTCGGCGACTCGAATACCGAAAAATATGTATTCTTTAATAGCAATGCTTCTGGAGACCATATTCACTTAAATATATAAGTGGTAAAGAAAGGGAGGGGGCCCTAACCCCTCCCACTTTATTAAAATTATGGGAACTTTCTTTACCGTTATGATGACCGCACTTGTAACACAGTTCGGGAACATCATAGCAAACGAGCTATTAAAGCGGACGAAAAGCTTAACGCAAGAGCCGCTACAACCGGAAAAACAAACTAAAACCCCTACCATTAAGGAAACTTTACAAGTGGTGGGCTTTAAACGAAATAAGAGTGGTTACACAGCAATCTACGACAGGGGTATGGCTCATACAACAGGGGGATATTTCCCAAATAACTTTTAACCAGATTCAGGACCTAATAAAAGACTGAGATGAAATTTGCCTCGATACGGAGACTACTGGTGATTTTACTAATTTGTTTGATCGTCAGGTTATCATGCTCCAACTTGGGAATGGCGGCACACAAGTTGTTATCGACACTAGAGAACATTGCCCTAAAGGCCTACTTAGAAGCATACAAGATTCGAATAGGCCCATACTCGGACATAATCTCAAGTATGACTACCAAGTTATAGCCAGTAATTATGGGATAAGATTAGAGAATCTTTGGGATACTATGATTGCCGCTCAGATTATTGAATGCGGTAAAGATGCGCCTAAAGGCCACTTCACACTCGAGCAATGCGTTGCTAGGTATGTAAGAGCCTATTACAGCGGCCAAGGCAATCTATTCGCGCCTACAGTTACTAAAAAGGTACGGACTTCTTTTTCCACTATAGGGGATGCACCGTTTACCTTAGAACAAATATATTATGGAGCGATGGACGTGGAAGCCACGGCTCTACTAAAAAAGAAATTAGTCGAGAAGGCGAGAGAGTTGGACTTAAAGCGTACCTTAAAACTCGAGTTTGAGTTTATTAAGGTTTTGGGAGATATGGAGCTAAACGGAATATTCCTGGAAGGGAATAGGTGGCTTAGTAATGCCCAAGAAGTCGCTAAGCAAGCCAAGAGTTTGCATGATCAATTACTTGCCCAATTTGATATAAATTGGGACAGCCCTAAACAAGCTGTAACCGCCCTGAAAGGAATAGGGGTAGATGTTCTTACTCTAGACAAAAAGACTGGGGAAATAAAGGAGAGTGTAGGGAGACTAGTGCTTCTCAAACAGGAAGCTAAGTTTAGCATACTCAAGACTTATTTGGATTACAAGATGCTCAAGAAAAAGGCAGTCTCTTATGGGGACAAATTTTTAAGGCACATCAACCCTTATTCTGGAAGGGTACATTCTTCCTTCATGCAGGTAATGCGTACAGGTAGGATATCTTCCACTAATCCTAATTTACAGAATATTTCAAGAGGTGACGTCTATAGATCTGCTTTCATGGCAGAAGAAGGCCACTCGTTTGTAGTGGCTGACTTTTCAAACCAAGAAGCAAGGATAATAGCGGATAAGTCTGGAGACCCAAACATGATCAAAGCTTGCGGTAGCGGTACGGACTTTCACCTAGAGATTGCTAAGATCGCATTTAATGATCCGAACTTGACCAAAGACAGCGAAGAACGTCGTATAGCCAAGTCCATAGGGTTCTTGATAGCTTACGGCGGAGGAGCTAAAAAACTTTCGGAACAATTTGATATTCCTATAACAAGAGCAAAATCTCTTATTAGAGGTTATTACGATAGCTTCCCAAAACTTGAGGCATACTTTTCCAACCAAGGATTAGAGGCTAAGAATTTTGGATATGTAGTTTGTAACCCCGTTAGCGGTAGAAAGTCATTTGTTCCATTCTTTGATGATTATTTAGAGTGCAAGAAGTACATGGAGAAGTGCAGATTAACATACACTGATCCACACCCAGCTATTAGAGACGCCTATAGTTACTGGGATTCAAAAATACAGAGATGGGCACAGAATATTCCAGTACAAGGAACCGCTGCCGATATAGGTAAGAGGGCTGGAGTTCTCCTTAGAAAATTTGCTAAAAAAATACCTTTTAAAATCGTACTGTTCGTGCATGATGAAATAATACTCGAATGCCCCGACGAATTCTCACACACTGTCGCAAAGATATTAGAGAAGTGTTGCCTAGATGCTTCTAGAGAATACACTACTCATTTAGATATCCCAGCTAAAGCAGTAATAACTAAAATATGGAATAAATAATGATAGAGAGCACGATAGTATTTGTCGCCTTCTTCGTTTGCGTAGGTCTTTTGACCTATTACCTGTACAAACAAGCACAAAAAGATCCCAAATTAAAGGGATTAGAACCTGCAGCTCTTTTAGCTAGAGCAATTATCAAGTACAACTTTACCTATCTAATAGGTTTACAACTATCTGCGTTGATAGCAGAAGCAGCACTACTAGGTTCAGTGCAAGACGAAAAGACAAATGTAACGGTGCGAATGTCAGTTCACCTAATTGCAGCGGCTATCAGTACTGTCGGTGCTTTTGGCTTAGCAAAAGCTATTGGCGAGTTTGTTTCCGTATTTGTTATACCAAGACCAATAGGGGTGCGAATGGGTTTAGGCTCTACTATCCTAGTAATTATTCTAATATCCTTCATCTTTGCTGTCGGCGCTCCAATAGTAAATATGTTAGCTATGGCCAACGCTGTGCATAACACAGGTCAATTAGAATGCTTCTGGGTAATGATGAAGGTGAAGATGGGATTTTTACATCCTTCCTTCTTGACGGCTGTAATAGCAGAGAATAGGTATCCACCTACTTTCTCTCCTTTTGCTAATCTTCATAGCGCTATGATGAGTAGCGTCATTATAACAACATTTCACTTGCTTCTGACAATTTATGAGGTCGTTCTTGCCCTTAAATTGTCCTTAACAAAAGAGGGAATTCAGCACGCATTGAACACAGATATGTTTGACGTTCCAGCTGAGAAGAAAGAAGAGAAAAAAGAAGATAAGAAAGAAGATAAGAAGGACGAGGACAAGAAAGACGATGAGAAAAAGGACAATGATCCGAAAAAGGTGAACAAGAAGGCCACAGACCAGATAACAACTGCCTTAGAATTTCTAGGGATAGACAAACCACAAGTCTGGATGGATAAAATTCTTCCTTACTACATCAAAATGGATGATGCAGCAAAGACAAAAGCTTTTGCTGGCATAGTGGAGATTAACATGGGTATCAAGACCTTAGAGTCTGGTAAACCTGCTACACACAAGGGGATCACTAAACCCCAGCTACAGGTGCAAATTAGGGAGACTCTTCAAGGGTGGACCAAAGATGCCATCACATTACCCTCTAAATCAAAAAACTAGAGAGTGAAAGCAGGCAGTGCTTAGACCCATCTTGCTTTCACTATTTAGAGAACGCTGTATGCAGTAATTGTAAGAACACTTGTAGAAAGTGTAAAGGTTACCCTGCTTCTAGCGTTCTAACTGCCCCTACGCACGCAGAATGGGTCGAAACTCACCAAGATGTTTGCCACGAGTGTGGTGAGCAGAAATGGGTTAATATAGCAGGAGCGTGTCAACGTTGTTTTGAAAAAGATAACGAGTTAATACCCAGCAATTCCCGCCTTGTGCGAGAAACCCTATGTGGGGCTTGCGCTAGCGAGGCAACCCTTATATGCTCGAAGTGTAAGAATGAATGTGATGTTTATGCCTCGCACACTAGTGCGTGCCCAGAGTGTTTTTATGGCGGAAACTTTATGCCAAAAACCAACAAGACAGAACAATGTTCTAGTTGTAAAAATGTTTCGCACTTAAACTCTAGGGGGCAATGTAAAGATTGCTATAAAGAAATTCAGATCCACACTTCTGCCACCAGAGATAGTAAAGACATTAAAATCTGCCCAAAATGCAGAAAAGCTACCACAGTAGGTAGAACCCTATGCAAATCTTGCACTAAAGAAGCTAAGGGATTGTCCACGTGCTTAGGATGTAACGCAAAATTTACTCCTAGTACTAAGTACGCCACATTTTGCTCTAATTGTATGGCCAACTTAAGTGAAGGCAAATGTACCAGCTGCTTAAAAGCCTTGGACAGCACAAACGAATATTTTAACGAAAGAGGCCACTGTGCCTCATGCACCTAAGATGAAACTAAGAGAAAATGTAACAGCACTTCAAAATGAAGCGTTGACAGCCTGAGATAAGGCTGGTAAATGGGGAACGGTTGTACTACCTACCGGGGTAGGAAAATCCAGACTTGCGGTAATGGCTTTTAAGTCTTTTAGAGTCCCTCCTAAGACACTAGTCATTACCTCAAGAATCCCCATTATACACCAATTTAGGGAATTATTTGCCGCAGAATTAGGAGATAACAATAATGTTGATTATCTTTGCATTCAATCTGCTTACAGATATGTCGCTGAATACGATTTCGTGATCATAGATGAAGTTCATAGAGCTCTTTCTCCTGAATACAGAAAAGTATTTCAAAGTATTAAAGCTACGTCTATGTTGTGCTTAACAGCAACAATACCAGACGAAGAAGAGTACGTAGAGTTTTTAGGTATAGTAGCGCCAGTTGTTTACGCCAAGAGTTTATTAGATGTTGTCGATAAAGGTATATTACCTAAATTCAATATCTACAACTTAGAAGTGGGGATGGACAAATCAATGGCAGGTAAATACAAGGCATTTGACAACGTGTTTAATACGTCGCTAATAAAGCTGGACAGGTTGCGAAGTGAAGATCCTAATTTATCTTCTAGATATCGTAACGTGTTTGATCTGGCTAAGGCTGAACAGTATTCTGACGATAGGGAACTAAAGACGCTCTGCAAACAATACTGGGGAGCCATGCAACTAAGAAAATTAGTGGTTTACAATAATCTTACCAAGATTAGTGTCGCCAAAGCTATAATAGAAAAGTTTGAGCCAAATAGAAAGTGGTTGCTGTTTACTAAAAGTATTAAATTTGCTGAAGCTTTAAGATCTGTAGTAGGGGGTAGAGTTTACCACTCTAAGATGAAGTTAAAGAGTAGAGAAATTGTTTTACAGGCGTTTAAGAACGGTGATTTCAACTTGCTTATAGCAGTTGACGCTTTAAACGAAGGTGTTAACTTGCCAGATGTCGACGGAGCAATATGCTTATCAGGAGTATCTACTAAACTTACTAATACGCAACAAACTGGCAGAATTCTAAGATTTAAAGAGGGGAAAATGAAACCCATATTTATTAATCTTTACACCAAGAACTCTGTCGAAAAGAATTGGGTAGACGCTAAAACAGTTGGGGCTGGATTAAAAAGTGTTACAAAATGAGTCGAAACCATAAATCAAATACAAAGTTAGATCGGTATATTAGATCTAGAGGTGCTTACTTACCTGTTGGGTTTGAAAAGTACAGAGCCCCTTATGGGGATAACCACGCGCTTTGTGTGCTATGTGATTCCCTGCATGACAACGAAGAGTTTACCATAATATCAGAAGTCGAAAAACGCGAATTTATAGATGTATTGGAAGGTGTGCACACCTGCAGTAATTGTTCCTCTGCAATTACAGCTATGAAAAATCTGAACTCTAGACATTCAGAGGACATATTTTACAAGGCCTTATCCAACAAAGACGTCGCTAAAAATTCTAAAATTGATTCCCTACTATTTGACGGAAGGTTTGCCGCAGACTGCTATTATAGTCTCACGCACTTAGAATCAAAGTACGAATACGAATTAGATATATCTTTATATACTGTTAAGCATTGTTACTTCTGTCAAGGGGTTGTAGAAGAAACAACTTCTAATTTCATGTGGGTACCGTGTGGAAACGATCCTTACACTGTGGATGGAGGTACTATTTTAACTTGTGCTTCGTGTATAAAAGAAATAAGTGGGAGGTTACCAGAAAAAAGTATATCTAATTTCTACACCAATACTTTTCAAACAGCCGTATGCCCTACTTGTGGAGAGCCTTATTATATGATAAATGATGAGTTTAAAATGAGAACAGATTTTCACGGAAAACAAAACATTGAGTATCAATGTGGTCCATGTGCTTACAAATTCTTACATACTACTGAGCACAACAGATTGTTTACCGCTGATAAAACTATGCAGGGCAAGGTAAGTAGGTACAGAGATGATGTCTGTGATTTATGTTTGGAGGAATTTGCGGTAGATTTGATGATTCTACCATCAAGTACTATTTCAAGGCACATTAATAAAGAAGGTCAAATAGTATGTGCTTACTGCGAGTGTGCTAATATACCAGCATTTGCAGCCATAGTAGTGGGGGATATCATTTACAACTTTACCCAAGGAGTTAGAGATCCTAACCTTTTTCACATTAAAAAAAGAAAAAAAAGTGGACGGGTTCTAGCTGTTTGGGGACCATTAAATTACGAAAAATTTGAGACTATTGTCGAAGAGTTAATGGACGCAGATGCAGAACAGCTAACAATGAAAATGTAATGGAAATTTGGAAGTATGTATTTGAAATTAAAGAGGACTTAGACGCAGTAATTCACGTGTACAAATCTTTAATAGGAAAAGAAATTTTTTTCTATTATAAAATAGGGGTTGTGCACTCTGAAAAGCAGGTCATGCGTACAGAAGAAGTCCTTAAAAGTCCATATTATCCAGATATCGAGAGTGTGGTTGAAGAGTGCTTCACACGTATAGACAAAATACTAGATGCCAACTCCAAAAAGTAAGAAGCACGTTCAAACAATAGAGATAATGTCTGGTCAAGTTTTGCACACTTTAAATGTCTATAAAAGCAGAAGAAAAATGCTAACTTACACGCTGACAATTTCCTATAGCAAAGACACAGTTGCTGGAAAGTATGTAGTAAAGACAAGTAAAGGTCCATTTGCTACTCTTGAAGACGCTGTAGAAAAAGCTTATCAAATAATTAACGAAAAAAGTGGAACATAAAATCAAATATCTTGAAAAAGACATACTTTGGTCTGACGCGTTGCCTACAAAAAAAGCGTTCTTTAGTTACGACATTGTCAAGGTTAATAATCTTAACTATGTAATCTGTTATGTAGGTACTGCTAGAGACAGCGAGGAAGGTCCGTGGACAGATGTTGAAGATGCTGTTATGTTCATAATCACAGATAAAAGTGAAAAAATTAAATTCGCAGCATCAACTGTTTAAGGGGAATTACGTAGATATTTATAAATATTATATCTATGAAACAGCTTATAAAGACACTACTCACTACAAGTTTGTCTTGCACTTTTCTGAAGACACCCACAGTTGTGTATTAACTTCGTGCTATTATAGAAGCATTGAGTGGTGCGTACTAGATGTTATGGAGATAATGCACACAACGGCCGAGCTTTTAAAACAATCAACGCAGTCCGCCAAGGAAAATCAATTAAGCATAAAAATAGTGCTCCAAAATATAATTTATGAAATTAACATTAAATACATATCAGCGGTGCAGGCAAGAGATGTTGAGCTTAGAAGAGCTGCTGTACCTGCTCCTTGCGAGCCGAGAGGAGTTGACATCTCTAGGAGAATATCTAAAATCAGAAGTCGTAGAGACTCTAGTGTCCCGAAACTTACTAGAGACGACTACCAAGAAAATTTCAGACGCTGGGAAAATATTGATTTTTCATTTGACTACTGATGGAGGTACACCACCTCCCTACACAGAAGAGTTTGAAAAGTTTTGGCGTAGTTTCCCAGCGTCTGACAAACACTCTCATTATCCTAAAACAAGGGTGATCCGAGTAAATAAAGAAGAAACTTATAAAGAATGGCTGCAAGCTACTAAAACCACATCTTCTGAGATGGTGTTAAAAGCCTTACAGTCTGAAGTAAATAGTAGAAAGTTTGAGAACTTTGGTGTCAATAACGCCTTGAAGTTTATGAAAAGTCCAGTTAGGTGGTTAGTAGATAAAGTGTATGCCGACTTAGATGTTGAGCCGCAACCCACAACATTCACATCAGATGAATTAATGTAATGAGTTTAAATGTAAGGCATATATCACATGGTGCGGACGTAACTGCTGAGTATATAACCAAGCTAAGGACCGGAGAAATTAAGTCTCTTAAAACCTCATTTTCTAAGCTCAACAAGGCTTTGCTAAATGGTATAGACTGAAATAGAATTTTTACTATTGCGGCATTATCTGGCGGTGGTAAATCAACTATACTTGAGCAAATAAAGCGGGATTTTCTAGATCTCAACGACGATTCTTTTGAAATTCTGTCTTTTGATTTTGAGATGCTTATAGAAGACCAGCTTACTAGGTACGTATCCTCTAAAATAAAAAAATCTCTCAAGGATATTTATTCTTCTGATACACCATTAAGTGATGATGACTACTCAGAAGTAATGAATATATTAGAGGATAGAAAAAACTCTCCAGTATTTTACGTAGACAATCCTGGAACACCTGAGCAAATACGGGCTACCATATTACAGTTTGCTATGGAAAGAGATCTCTTAAGTTTAAACAAGGGCTTAGTAATATCCATAGATCACGCTACCCTAGTTAGGGGGAAAAGCGGGGAAACAGAGAAATCTATCATTGACGAGTTGATGACAGTGTTTCTCGAATTAAAAAAATACTTTGCATCCACAGGATTGAGGTGCATATTCTTAGTTTTATCACAATTAAATCGGGACATAGAACGTCCTGAAAGAACATCAAATCCGTTACTCCATTATCCCACACGAAACGACATTTTTGCAGCTTCGTCTATTTACCACTGTTCTGACTATGTCATGATAAGTCATAGACCCGCAAATGTAAATGGAATAAAGGAGTATTACGGACCTCCTCAAGGGGATAAATTTCCTAGAGGATTACCAATAAAAGCACCAAATGATCCCAAAAGGGATATGGTTTACTGGCATCTTATAAAAGAGCGTTTCGGTAAAACAGTTATAATCCCAATGGTAGAAGATTTTAAGAACGCAACACTAGAACAAATAAACTTAATATAATGGTATTAGTACAAATATCCGGACCATCTGCGTCTGGAAAAACAACTGGGGCTAGATTTTTAGATCCTAAGAAAACCTATTATATATCGCCCGACAAAAAAGGACTCTCTTGGAAAGGTTGGAAAGCTGACTTTAATAAAGAGAATAAAAACTACGCAGAAACAGACGACCCAGCTACTATATACAAACTTATAAAGGCTGTATCTGAGACTAGGCCTGATGTAAATGCCATTGTTATAGACACAATTAACGGCATGATGACTGCAGAAGAAATGGCTATCCTTGAATCTCCTTCTAGAGATAAATGGGCAGATTTAGCTACAGATGTATGAAACCTGTATAAACTAATAAGAGAGATTAAGCGAGAGGACATGGTTGTTTTTGTAATGGCTCATATCGAACCATTTGAAGTAAACGGAGTTACTCACTGGCGAACAATGACGAATGGTAAGAAACTTACTAAGATAAATTTATCCGCATTCCTATCTTACAACCTTTACACGAAAGTCAATAAAGGCGCGGACGGTAAGATGGAATACTCACTTATAACCCAAAACGATGGGACAACGGAAGCACGCAGCGTTATGGGAGTTTTCGATGAAAAGATCGAGAATAATCTAGAATTTGTGCGCAAAACAGTACTAGAAGCTGAGAATTAATCTAACAACAAACACAAACATATGTACGAAGCAAAACTATTCGCCGCAGAGTTGGCGGCAGACAACAAGGGAAGTGGTGTTAAAATTCCTGTAGGAATCCACAGCGACGGATCAGTCGTCTTTAATGGTATAACTACCGAAACTACATGGTACGACATCAATTTCTCAAACAAAAGTGGCAGAACACTTCACAAGCGCCTATTTACCCCAACAGGGGCTTCTCCTTTGGGGAACGAAACTATACAGGATGCTAAAACACGTGAGGAGTCAAGAAATATTAGTTACATAGTTCAGCTCATGACTGAATTACTATCTCCAGAGATTGTGGAAGCTTTTAGTGCTGTAGATTACAAATCCTTTGTGACAAGCGCGGCAGCTTTGCTCAATCAGCAAAAAGGGACACAAGTTAATCTGAAAGTTGTGCCTGATTATAAAGAGCAGAAGTATCCTGATACCATGTCCTCCAAGTACGGCACCTACGTGGAAAAGCACAAAGTAGGCATTCCTACCAAGTTAGCATTCACGCAAAAAGAATTAGAAGCTGTAGCAGCAATGGAAGGAAAACGTGCGGCTTCTCAGAATGTGGGTAGTGCAATGTCTTCAGAAGATTTAACTAGTTTAGTGTAACCTTTAACAGGGGGTGTGTTTAAATTCTAAGCGCACCCCCTATTTTATTTCTAATGAAAGCTACAGAATTTAAAAACTGAAAAGAGTTAGTATCAGAAGAAACTGCTTTTTCCTATTATCTGGGAGAAGTTGTAGAGTTAGGGAAAATGTACAAATCCCCACTTAGAAAGGACTCACACCCAACGTGCAGTTTTTGAAAGTCTAAAGTAGGTAAATTGTATTTCCATGATTTTGGAATAGGTAAAATGTATGATCTGGTTAGTTTTATGGAAACTAAGTTTGGATTAACTTACACACAAGTAATGGATAGGATTCGTGCAGACATCCCCAAAATGAAGCCAATACAAGCAGCTGCAAAAGAAGTACAAGAGTTAGTCTTTGATTTTATACCTGAAGATATTAAAATTAGTGAAGACTATTGGAAACAGTACTGAATACCAATGAGTATAGTAGCCAAGTATTGCTTTTTGGCAAAGAGTGTGTACAGAAACGAGACATTTTGAGGGAGAAGTACAAAAACTAATCCTATATTTGTCTATAAATTTATTTCAGGGCACATGAAGTTTTACAGACCATTAGCTGATAAAATTAAGAAGTGGGCTGGTAACGCTAATTGTAAAGACGTAGGAGGATTTTTTCAATTACAGAAGAAAGGAGTGCTGTGCTTTATTACATCTTCTATAAAAGATGTTATGGTACTTAGGCAACATGGGTTCCCAGCAATCTGCTTTAATGGTGAGACTTATGGAACTTCTGACTCAGGCGACGCTTCTAAGGTTGTAGATATGTACGTGAAAATATTGAAAAGTAGATTCAGGTACGTATGTTTATTCTTAGATCATGACCCAGCAGGTTTAGCATCTTCAGCCATTTTGGCTAGAAAACATAGAATACCGTTCATCACTACTGGTTGTGCAGATAAGGACATTTCTGATTTTCAAAAAACACACAAACCTAGTAAGACATACAGGCTGATAAAAAAACTAATAAAATCACAATTTAAAAACACCGGGAATGCCCCCTTTTAAAAATTTTGTCCCTAGCGTAATACTCACACTTGCCCCAATCTTGTGGGGATTTATTATGTCTGCGGGATTTTTCTTAATGTTACAAACTGTGGAACTTCAAACTCAGAAACTTGACGAAATTATTGAGCTGCAAAAGGAAGGACTTAATTCTTACTCTGTGGAAGTGGAGACTTTCTCCGAATCTGACGGGCGTATGCTGTATGTCATCCCGATTACTGTCCCTTTACTTCCCGCCGCTGAAAGAGAATACTTCTCTCAAATCGGAGGAGCGTTTGCGTCCTGTGAATCTGCCTCCGAATGTCTGGACTCTGTCCATGTTTGGCTTTACAAAGACACGCCTAAAGGAACTTACATAGTACGAGACACCGCCCTTACAAATGCAACACAATAACCTAAGTCATCTTGTGCACAATAGCTGGCTAGTACATTCTAGTAAGGCTTTCGATTACTTTAAAAGTAGCGTTGTCCCTTATTTGAATAAAGTAGCTGAGACGGAAGTAGTCTTTCCTGCCGTACATAACATTTTTCGAAGTTTGAAAGAGCTTCCATATGAGAATGTGCGTGTAGTAATTTTAGCGCAAGATCCGTACCATGATTTTGGCAGCGCCATAGGCCTTGCTTTTGATAACCCCAAAAGCCGGAAACCCTCTCCTTCCTTGAGGAATATTTTAAGGGAGATTGAGTCTGACACCAAAACCCCATCAATATCAGGTGAAAACCAGTTGTCTTATCTTGAGCACCTCCCTAGCCAAGGTGTGCTCTTATTAAACACGGCGCTTACAGTGGAAAAGGGTAAGCCGGGTTCCCACCTGGCGATTTGGGACCCCTTTTCTAAGGAGTTAATTACTTCTCTGAATAAAAGTAACTCTTCTATAGTGTGGGTGCTATGGGGGAAGAAAGCTCAAACCCACAAAACCTTAATTACAAACAGTAAACATCACATTATTACAGGTGCCCATCCTTCCCCATTTTCAGCTCGCGCTGGATTTTTCGGGGGGAAATTTTTTACACAAATCAATTCGTTCTTAAAACACCCAGTTAAATGGTAGTAGATCAAGCAACCAAGAAAAACATCCCAGGCGTTACGTCCATGTTTTTTACACCACCTTATGCGGCTTCTGGCTGCTTTAACAGTGCTACCTTGAGCGATGATATCATTCGCAAGTCGAAAGTGCACATCAACCCGAAGAAATCTGTGGAACTAACGGAGAACAAAGATTTGTTGTTTAACAAACTAGCTCAAAGCGGGTATCCCGTTCCTCCCCAAACTCCGTACTCTCAATTCAGCTACAAGTCTACCTTGGATTTGGGGGAATTTGAAGAGTTTCTGGAACAAGGTTCCGCAGTTCTACAAAGAAATGGTTCTGCTGTCGAACTGTCATCATTGATTGACATTTTGACTCACATGGACGCATCTAATGAGCATTCAGTGCTTTTGCGCCCTAACCCGCTCCTTACTCAGCGCGGTTTCGCACAAGTAATCCCTAACGCACATGGCAAAGCTCTTCCAAGAGGTCAGCACCTTGTGCGCAACGGAGTACTGAGTACCAACATCCCAGGCTCTGAAATGTGTCTGCCCTTTCTAGGGATCATCAAAGATGTTGTTGACGACCTTGGGCTTGATTACGCTCGAATTGAAATTGCCTTTGACAGCGACGGAAACTTGGAAATCTTGAATGTAGACACTAAACTACGTCAAGCCGACATTCCCCCAATCCGTGGCTACATGGACATCCTTGCTAACGCATCAAAATTTAAACACAAACTCTCTTAAGAAATGCGAAACGGCTTAGAGCGCTTCGCCGCGGAAGCTCTCACAAAGGAAGGGTTACAGTTTGAATATGAGAAATCATATGAGCTGTTCCCTTCCTTTGCCGTTAAATTAACGGCAATAGAGCGAATAGGAAAAAGCAAAGTTCTAAAACTTAAAAAACAAAGTTACCAGAACATAGTATTTACACCTGACTTTATAGGAGACGGGTGAATAATAGAAACTAAAGGCCTTCGTAGACCTGATTTTGACCTTAGATGGAAGATATTCAAGTATATGCAGAAGGATGTAGATTGACTATTATTATTACCATCAACACAAAAAGACGTGCTAATAAGCATCGAAATAATCAAAAAATGAAAGAATGGAAAACGGACTTGAAGTAACGAAGAATTATTATGCCTCCACGAGGATATCAAACAGCCTGCTAAAAGCAATACAAAGCCCAAGAATACTACAACTAAAAAAGGAAAAACCAGAGCTATTCGAGGGAGAGGACAAAACATCATTTAAAATAGGATCTGCTGTGGATTGTCTATTAACGGCTCCTCGAGAGTGGGAACACAGATACCGAGTTTCCTTTGTTTATAAGCCTTACGGGCCTATGGGCACTTTCATACAAAACTTACCTCCCCATCTATCCGCAGATTCAGATGTAGTGAACTTTGAGAAAGCTTACTGGTTGTCTGGATACAAAATGAGTATCAAGTGGGTGCTAGATAAATTCTGGGGTAATAAGGATAATGTAGACTATTACAACACGGTTAACAACTGCCCTGAAGGCATTACTGTATTGGCAAAAGATGAGTACGATTCTGTTGTAAAGGCAGTGGAATTAGTTACTGCTAGTCCTTATGCTCAGAACTACTTCGTTAAAAGCAAGACGTGGGAAGAGAGACTTCATCAAGTTCCAATTTACTTTCAATATAAAAATCAAGATTTTAAAGCTTTACTTGACGGGATACTAATCAACCACAAGGACAAAACTATAGATCCTTTTGATTTAAAGACTACTGGAAAATCTGTGTATCTTTTTAAGGAAAGTTACTTAATGTACGGGTATTATACGCAAGCTGCCTTGTACAACTACGCTATTCAGCAACCTGAGTCGCCTGTATATAACCTCATCCAAGAAGGATACAAAATTTTAGATTTTAAATTCATAGTTGCTGAGACCAAAGTGTCTGCACATAACCCAGCAATTATATTCGAAACTACCACGAACGATATTGAAGTCGGGCTAAAGGGTGGTTTCCACAAAGACACTTATTACAAAGGAATTGACCAGCTTCTGGAAGATTATCTTTGGCACATTGAACACAACGAATGGGTTTACCCGCGCTCTGTTTATGAGAACAACGGTAAAGTTACACTAAACGTGTTTGAAAACGCACGAACCTAATATTATGAAACTTAAATTCTCCATCACAGCCGCATTCTTATCCCCGCTACTAGAGTTAAAAGAGAAAGCGCCTACAAACTTAATTGGGCCGTATTATGAAGATACGTACTCTGCTGACGCTACATCGGAGAAATACCAGAACTGAGGTTCACACATCTTAATGTTGTACAACAAGGATCTGCCGCAGGAACTCTCGGATTACTTCAAGACAGTGCCATCATATGTAGAGGATTACGCACCTACTATGCTTGGGTACAGAATGTTTGTATTCGAATTACCGAAAGATACGCTAGCAGGATATGTAAAACATATTCTGGTTGGAGAGTATTCTAAAGCAGATAAAGTGATAGTGGATAAACATTTTCCACTCAGTAATATGCACCCACGTTATGGTAATCGCTTAGTTTTCGAACGCAGCGATTTGTGGAGGAAAGACTGGGAGGAAAAGATAGGCGTTTCTCTGCCTGAGAACGCTGAAGTTTGGCCACGTCCTTTTCCCAAAAGAGAAACCTATGGATACATCGCAAACAACGACGTCACAAAAATCTAAATTCATTGACACTGCTAGTCGTATATGGAGGCAGTTTAATGTGGCGAGCGACAAAGATTTAATTAAACGAATTGCAGAGCACCCTACTTTGGAAGGATTCGCTCTAGAAGTTCTTGGCATTGATAGTGAAGATTTACAGCACATACAAGCTAGAAAGAGGGATAAGAGAGATTATATTCGGCAGATTATAGCCTCTTCTACTCCCTCTTTTGGGCGATTCATGACCCAAGCCTATGACTATGTTCAAAGACTGCGCTCAGCGCCAGGTGGAAGCAATACACGCTTACTAGCAACCTACAACCACGCCGAAATTTTGAAACTTTTTCGGAGTAAAGTACACGCGTACAAGGGGCTATCTGAAGAAGAGACATTGGAACTATGCTTTTTACTTTACAGGTTGGAAAGAACCAAAGCGAATTAGCACTCGAAATGCGGTGATCTTGCTGTTAAAACCATCTATGGTAGTAAAGCCATCTAAACTCAAACGCTAACAATAATTGCGCACATTAAATGGTTATTTGTCGAACACACATAAGAAAGAGATAAAACAAACCCATTGAACTGCTTATAATATAATTGAGCGTTTAAACAAAAAAATCCCCTATCTGGTCTTAACGATCGGATAGGGGATTTTTTTTTGCACCTATGATACACTACATTATGTTTAACAAAATCAAAGCCTCCTCTAGTAGAGTGGAAGCTAAAGCAGCAATTACTGAGTTTGTAAACTCTTTAAAATCAAAACCAAAGCCTTACATTATAATTGTAGTTGGCTACGGGAAAAAAGAACTAATGGTTGCAATACTAACCGCTAACAAAATAACACACACATTAACTCCTGTTAACAGAGGGAGCACCATATTCGAATTCCAATAAAAAAGGCCTCACTGCATTGCGCGGTGAGGCCTTCGTTTTTCGCTACTCCGCGAATTACCTATAATTAGGTATAAATGGACTTTCAAACACATCTTCTCCTAAACTGGAATCCATTACATCCAACATCTGTCTTGCTCCAGAAAACCCTGGAATAGATCTAATGAGAGTTTTTGCTCCTACCCTATTACCGGCAGAATTTGTTTCCCCCCATACACCTTCAGTCATAAAATCCCAAGTAGCTGCTCCTACTTTAGATATCTTTTCAGAAGCTACTACTGGCTTCTCTAAGTTACCCATCAAATCTTTTGGTGATAAGCCTCTTGTTAAGTCATCTATAGTTTTTTGTAGTTGTCTTCCCACAAAACTTTTTTCTTCGTCATCGTCAAGAAATCCGTGGAAAGCTGACAACAATATTGCGAACCATATTAAGGTGTTTACTGAGTTACCTAAAACCCTAATTCTATGACCTTTAAGAGTATTAGCTCCGTATATAGATGTATCTGTTAAGTAATGCTTTAAGGATCCTTTCTTTAAGGACATACCAGCTAGAATAGCATTGTATAAGACTCTAAATTGCCCCTCCATGACATCTGAGTGCCATTGGTATATAGGCATACCGTCAGGACGAACTCCCGTTAAAACGTGCTTTCCGACTGTTATATCCTTATATGGGCTAGCCGCAAGTGTTTTCCAATACTGGTAAAAATATTTTTTAAACTGAAACACGTATTCTCCTATAACAGTAGCTTCCATAGCAGTCTTTTCTTCCTTTCTGTAAGATCCATTCAATTTCTCATTGGCTCTTTTCAGAGACTTTATTTCTAAGACGTCTAATCCTTCTAGATTTTTAAATACTCCCGGAGCTACTTCTACAACACCTCTAACGCCAGCAGCCCACTCACCTTTGTCATTATAAGCATCTCATAAACTTATCTCTTTCCCGTCTACTTTAACTTTAATACCTTTCATTAGCCCGGCTAATTGCCACAAAGCCCCCATAGTCTCGCCAAGATTGTAGAATACATAAGCGTGAGACATTGTGCTTATATTTATCATATTTGACATTAGCCGTTCGTCTTGTGCTCCATAATCTCCGAAACTTTCTGGCAAGAAATCAAAATTCTTAGCTAAGTTCCATAGTTTAGATTCATCTTGTCTCCCAGATAATTTCTTCGATAAAAAATCCACGAATAGAGGATGAGCTGCTTTATGGGATATGCCTTCATACGTATCTGGAGGAACTCCAACTATACTGCCTATAGCACCATTTACAAGATTACGAGTAGCTTGTGATGCGTTTTGAGTCGCAATCATAGCCGCGTTTTTTAACGGACTAAACACTTTAAAAGCCATGACAGAAGCAGTCACACTTGTTTTGACAGCTCTTAAAAACGCGTCTTGTGATAAGAACATTGGTGTGCCTTCCTTAATACCTGTTATTTTCTCCGTAAGAGCCCCAGCTGTAAACTTCATTTTCTTAGCGCTAATAGTGACCGCTTTTGATGTTCCTAAAACTTGAGGATAAAACTGATTATCTAACCATTTTACAGTCTCAGGATATTTTGCTTTACGGTTCTCATCTAATTCCTCATTCATAGCATTTGACAATCCTATAAACATATCCTTTACAGTGTCCATGTTATCTTTGTAATGTAAAGACGCCATAAAACTTTTATAACTGGCTTCAGCGTGCATAGAGTGCATACCATTTTCAACTACACTAGAGCCTGTGTGCTTAAAATACTTAAGAGGAATAGTCCCTTCAGGATCACCAAAAGTATCCTCGACAAATGATGTCATGTATTTACGAGCGCTGTTAGATAAAGTTGTTTTTAAACCTAAATAATTAGAAGTAAAGTCTTCTTCTTCTCTAAGTTCGTCAGTTGGTTTTGGAATGCGAGGCATAAAGTCATCTGGTAATTCAGAAGGCCAGCCTTGTCTTTCCCACATATACATGGGTTGCCCGCTCAACTTTTGGCCGACGACTTTATTAGCAATTTTATTAAAATCTTCGCGCATAGTACGCTGTATAAAATTCCTGTAGTCTGTTTGAGCTTGAGTCATCTTCTGAACTTTACCTTGCCCGTCTATGTAGGTATCTCCAGTATTCATATAGTAACCAGGACGGCCCACATCAGTAGACTGTCTCCACATAAAGCTGTAAAAGTCTTTAGTTGTAGATGTAAAAGCTCTTTTACCTATTTTGTACAGTAATAAACCTCCAGCAAAAGGTAAGAAAGAATACGCCACTACGCCGTAAAGTACTAGAGCTGAAGCCGACACTTGTAAGGTTGTGTTTTTACGTTTTACTTTAGCATCCTTTTCAACAGCAAGCATTAATTTATCATGCTCAGTATTCCTGTCTCCAGTTATTTTATGTATAGTTTCTTTAGCTGTTAATAAAACTTTATGTAAGGTCTGTACCTTTGGATTAGCAATGTCAGAAAAGTTCTTTAGATTGCCTATAAAAGGAAGGTCTGGAGTGTTTTCGTTAAAGTTAGCTCCAGGAATTTTCTCTAACTCTAATATTGCGTTAGTTAATTGAATAGATCTTTTAAGAACAGCAGGGTCTCTTTGAATCTCTTCTTTAGTTTTATTGGCGTGTAATATTGCTAATTGAGTTTTTAACCAATCAACTTGTTCCGCATATTCCAATCCTTGTGGAATTTGCTTATACACTCCTACTAAATCTTCTCCAACACCTTCGTATGAAGCTGCCTCCAATAGGTTCTTCGATTGAAGTTTGGCGTAAATCTCAGGTTTATTTACCTTATAATATTCTCCTATAGTATTTAAAAAAGGTGTTAGATCCAGATTCATATTCTGAGAAGAGCCATCATAATTAAGTTTAACTATTCTGATGTTTCTAAAAACCATGTCTGGATGCTGCTCCTTTAATATCATTGCACGGAAAGCTAACTCCAAATAACCTCTATTTAGTTTCGAGTCTGCTAAATCAAACTTCTCTCCGTAAGCCATTAAATAAGCTGTTCCCATATCACTAACTATATTACCAGTCTTCCAGTCTATTAGGGAAATTTCTCCGTTAGAGTGTTGTATAATACCATCAGCTGTGGTACCAATTGGCACACCATTTTCATCAGTAAGTAGATCAGATACTAATATAACCTCCGGAAGAACTTTATCTAACATTTTAGCGGTAATTCCTTTCTCAAGATCCACTGTAATTGTTATGCCCGCACGTTTACATATCGCTTCAAAATTTTTATCAATTTCCGAAAGTTTAGGGTGATTTTCTAAAGTAGTAAAAGGTTCACCTCCAGCAGCTTGATATTCATTAGCATACTTAACAGCATCAGCTCTAGCTTTAACTCTAGCGTCTGGATCTGTCTCAAGTTTAAACTGTAAGAAAGAGTGAACCATCTTACCGTACTTCTGGAATTTACTATACTTCAATTCTTCCGCAGCTAATAATTGGGCCACAGTGTAGGTTTGATCTCCAAGTTTAAACGTCTCTGTTACCGTACTTAAAGGCTTGTCTTGCAAATTAAAACCCGCCTTTCTTAATAACTCTCTCAACCTAAACTCTGGTACAGTGTATTTTTTATTCTTGCCTTTAAGTGAGAACTGCCCAAAGTCTTCGTCTCCTATAAAAGGAGACAGACGTTTAGCTACATCATTATTAGAATCATCTTGGTAAAAATTACTACTGTCAGAAGTTTTATAATTTTTACTGTTCTTCTTAAGAGCTTCTATATAATCTACTATTACATCTTTTTTGCGGTCTTTTACCATGTTTTTAAAGTCTTTAGCCATATCTTCAGCTCTTTGATAAGCTTTGGTTAAAGTACTTTCTTCTTTAAAACCTTCTCCTTTATTTATTAAAGATATAACTTCACTTAAAGTGGTAGCATTATCAATAGTCAAGGTAGGTTTAATACCTAACATTTTCTTAATAAAATCAAAGAAAACATCTAATAAACTAAGATTTATTTTTTGCTTAGCACTTTTAGTTAAAAAGTCTACTACAACTTCTTCTAAATCATTCCTAACATCTCCATCTAACCTTGCTTTCTTTAAAAGCATATCAAAAGTAGGTCTATTTCTAACTAGTAGGGACCGGACAAATGGGTGATAATATTCGTGTAAAGGAGTGTTCTCATCAGCATAAGCAGTGTTAATCACTACCATCTTTTTATCCCCTTGATTTATGTATTTGCCAGCAAACTTTTGTTTGGGATCATTTATAACTGTAAACGGTATGCCATACTTTGCTTGTAAACCATGCAGCATGGTGTCCATTGCTGAAGGAACATTGGTCATTCTAACATAATCAGCATCTGCTTCTGGAAACAATAAGAAATTTCCCTTATTAGTTTCTACTACATCTCCTTTAATTACTGGAGACAAGTCTGTAAATCTGAGGGCAAAAGCTTCGACCATTTCATCTAAAGTATTACTTGTAGCTGAATATCCTTTTAGGTATGTCCCATATTTTTTAGCGTAATACTCTTCATTTCCTAATACAGCTTCTCGAATCTTTTCTTTTATATTAGAAAGCTCATCTCCTGTTTGTATCTCGTCTGAAGCAAAGTATTTTATGTAAGCTACTTTTTCTCCAAATCTGCTAACCAGATCTTTTCATTCTTGTGAATTTTTATTTGGGCACATTAGCAGTTATTATGTTTGTTATAAATTGTTTCAAATTCATCTGAACTTATATTTTCTTTTTCTATGCTCATGAATACCGCACTTTTAAATTCCCTCATATGCACTTCATTTTCAGTAACTGCTGTTACGTGCATATAAATATCTTTAACAGCCCATAGAATATCCCCTACTGCCACGTTTCTGAACGCACGATCCTTTTTAACAGAGTGTGTGTAAGCCACATCGTTGCCAGCTTTTTGCAACTTGTATTGTGGTAAAGTTAATATTCCTAGAGTTATTCGTTTCATACTCTCAGACAAACCTTCTTTAGTTTGACTTACAGGAGCATTATTTTCTTTGTAACCTATTTGTCTAAACAAAGCGGCTAATAGAATAGCTTTTTTAGAAGAAAAGTCGTTAAATTGCTCCAATAGTTTTGAAGACACGTAATAATTTTTATTATTAGGTAAAGCTTCTATATCTTTTTGTATGTCCTCTACTATTACTGCTAACTCTTCCTGCGTAGTATTTGGAGAAATATCCGGAATATTTAAAGTTAATGTCCCGCTTACGTTTTCTCTAGAATTGGTTAAGAACACCGTATTAGAAGCATTCTTTAGATTAGCCATCGTTCTTTTTATATCGTCAACAGCTATAGTACTAGTTGTTTTTCTAGGTGAAAATTTAGCGTAAAAAGCACGTAGTCTATCGCCTTGTGTATAATCTTTTAGATCTATAGTTCTAGATTTTTTCAGAGTATATGAGCCATTCTCAACATTTACTTTAGTTACCGTATAAACTGTTGCAGTGTCAGTACCTACATTCATTTGGTCGTAAGCAAGCACCTCAGTTCCTACTGGCAAAAAGTTAGTAGTTAAAGGTTGCGCTTTTAAAACATTTCCTTTGGCATTGTCTAAATGTGTTACATAATATTTACCAGAAGTTATCTCCCGATGTTGTACAGAACCTCCTAAATTATTAAAAGTAAAGTTGTAAAACTTACTGTTGGGAGCCATAGCTACTCTTACATAGAAAGTGTCCACACTTCCCGGGGTTTTAATAACTCTATATACAGCTTTGTCGTAATGAGATACAAATTCAGAACTTTTACCGTCTTCATAAGGGGACCCTTTAAACTTTAGATGATAATGTACATTGTTTAATTCGTCATACCCTTCATAAAGAGTTTCTTTTTTCCCGTTTACTTTCTTAGAAGCCACTACTTCAGGTTTAGCCTTTAAGAAATTCAGCATAGAACTATTGTTAGTCATTAGCTGGGTAATAAAGGTGTCCTTCAACATTTCCAAATGTATGTCAGTTGCCGCACTGTCTTTTGGCAGCACAGCGTTTAATCTGGAAGATAGCGATTTTGAATACGCTACTGCCCAATGTTCTGGGAATACTTGAGCAAAACCAGTTCTCTCGTAATACATAGTAGATGAAAGAAGGGAGTATTTAAACATATCTCTAGCAAAGTCCGCTCTAGTATATCCTTCTGCTATCTCTGTTTCATCTACCGCTAAAGCTGCGAAATCTCTACGTATCCTAGCTAATACTTCGTCGTCCTTTACTTTATCAGCTAATATCCTAGCTTCAGTAAGTCCTGTTTTAGTATTATTGCTAAGCTCTAGATTTTTAACAAAATTATTTTCTGTCATTTCATTAGAATCATCTAGTAATCTAGCTTTTTCCAAAAACCTTTGGGCCCAAGCTTCTTTCCCCCAATATTGTTTATTTCTAGAGGATACAAAAGGATATTCTGAATAAGGCACTTCAGTAGAAAAATCAGCCCCATCTAATTTAAAAGTAAGATTAGATCCTACAAATTTTACGAATTCTTTGGTAATTATTTCTACATTTTCTGTAGAGTCCTCTTGTTTAAAGATATTATAATTATCTACTATATTCTTTATAAAACTTGTTATAGTGGGATTGTAAACAGCGAAAGTTTTATTCAATAAACCTTGTGTGGTCAAAAGAACTTTATAAACAGATGCTACGTGTGGTATTCTTAAAATTGTAGTGTCAGTTGTAAAAGGACTATCTGATCTTCCTTCTACACCTCTAGTAACAGTTTTTCTTAAAACAGAATTAACATATGCCGCACGTATAGCAGCTTTCTCAGTACCAAAAATGCTTCCTTCTGGTGTTTGTACTAGTTTAGCTATATAATTAGATACTTTAGTTAAACCGTTGTTTAAATCAGCCCTTATACTGTCTAATCTTATTACTTCTAATTCGTTCTTATCTAGTTCTTCTACTAATATAGCCTTTTCTTCTTCGGATAAAATATTATCACCTGCTAATATTTTATTAATTTTAGTTTTTCTACTTTTAAGTTCTTTTATAGTTTTAGAAAGCTCAGAAACTTTCTCTTGGGCATTCGTTTTAAGATCTTCCCTTTTTAAATTAGCAGAGGATTTAACTTCTAACTCTTCTAAACTTAAAGCTAATTCTTGATCTTGCTGCGCTTGTACTCTAGCTATATCTGGGTCATTGCTGGTACGCGCGAATTCTGCAGCTATATCTATCCACTCACTGTTAACCTCAGCTTCAGACGCAGCGGCATCTTTAAACATTCCTAAAGATTCTATATTATTTACAGTATCGTCAATCTCAAACTTTTTATTCGGAAGTTTAATAAGAGCTTTAAATACTTTAGAAGCTTTAAACATATATTTACCAACTTCTGCCATACTTCTAAGCACCTGCAAAGATTTAAGAGTTTCTTCTATGGCGAGAGCCCCAGTAAGTTCACCTAAATAAATTTGTTCTAATAACTTAGTATCAATGTCTTTACTTTTTGATAGCATATTGACATACTCTTCACCTTTAAGTTCTTCTAAGGACTTTTTTAATTCGCCTATTTTAACATCAATGGCGGCGTTATCTATTTTCTTACCGTTAGTACTTAGCTCTACTATTAAAGGGTTCTTCATTATAAGTGTTACCGTATTCAAAGGCATACCTGTAGCTAACAAAGAAAAGAATATATTTGCGTTAGATCCTGTAATACCCATCAAGTGTAGTTTACCTTCTTTAACGTTGTCAATAGCTAAGTTGATAATAGAGTCAATTGTCTCAAATATATTTTTAAATTTACCCTTTGTGTTTCTACTTAGACCTGTATAAGGTTCTTTGTCAACTGTAAAATGATTTGCACTAGTAAACTCAGGCTCCTTCCTGCTAACAATCTTAAAATTTTTATTGTTTTTCAAAACAGCTTCAATACTGTATTGACCGTATTTTTTTAAAAAAGCTTTGACATCTTCTTCTTTATTTAGATCAATAACTTCCTTAGTATTAACGTCTATTACAGATGCTATTGCCCCTGCTTCAAAAACATATCCTAAAGTTTTACCAAAGGCTGCTGATATACCTGTTAGATCTATACCTGAATAAGTGTTGTACCGTATTTGTCTTTGAGTGTTGTAATCAGTTAACTGCCCAGAAGGATTTAATTCTGCGTCTACTTGTGCTGATGTTAATAAAGTATTAGAATTTAACGTAGGTTTTCCTTCCGCAATTAATCTTTTATTGATAGCCATTCTAGCTCAGTATTCAGAAACTGATTCTGGCTGCCGAAGAAAATCTAATTTATTTACTATTAATTTTGCCAATGGATTGTCTGAGGGGATTTTCATCCCCCCAAACCCATTCTCTGCAACATAGCTTATAAATTGTTCCTCCGTAAAACTGACTGACTCTTCATTTACAGTGGTAAAATTTATTAAACAATTTATTGACATATTTTTTGTATTATACCCGCATTTTGCAGATCTGTTTGAAAATTAGCATCTTTTAAAAGTTCCAATAGCTTTTCTTTTGTAACACTTCTGAGTCCCTTTACATTCTCAAAAGAAATTGGAGTTAACAAGTCAGTTCTATTCTTAACATCTAACATATTAGTAGTGTATAAATCTACTATGCTGTTCTTAATAGATTGCTGTATAACATCTTCTATTACAGACATATCATCTTTAGCAGTAGTTAGTTGTGTAGTTATAGCTGATTTTTCCTTAGGAGTTTTAGCAGTTAGCAAAGTTCTGGATAAAGCTGCCGTATGGTTTGACATTTCAATAACTTTACCTTCTAAGTATTCGTGCAAAAACAAACCATCTACTGTAACAGGATCAGCTTTAGCAGGATTAGTGCCTTTAAATCCTACGACTGAATCAGCTGTTATTACTAGCTCCGAATTAATAATATGTTTATCGGAATACTTAGATAAAATAGTATTTAAATCTACTGTAGGAGTAATAGTTCCCTTAGGATTCTTGTCTTTAAATTGAGACTTTCTCATTATAAATAGACTATCAACATCATAGTCAGATCCGTGATAGTAAACTATAGCAGAAGGGGCTATAACTACGTTTGCTTTTGCTCCTGATGGTGCGTCATAAAACCCAACTACTTTCAATGGAAGCATAGAGTGGTAGTTAGTAGACGGTATTCTAAAGCCTACTACACCATTCTGAAGCCCAGGGACTAACTTGTCGCCTAATTGCATATGGTTTTCATACATTCTTGGAAGTATAACTTCGCAATAACCTTCAGAATCTCTGTAATTAAGTTTACGTTTCATCATTTTACCAGATGCACTGTCATAGATACTTTGAATTCCAAGATCCGCTTGTAATACTAGTTTGGAACCTTTGAATTTAAAACCTACAGTAGCACTGGAAATCATTGACGCAATAGTGGACACAACACGTCCAGCTATCAAAGGTAGTGATAAATCAACTTTATCAAAAGTTACTGGGTCTGAGGATTGTAGTAACCTCACAACATCATCAGCATTGTTACTTGATTCTCCGTATCTAATTATAGTCTCACGAAGTTGTCTGGCGGTTGATTCTGTTGGGGTTCCTTTATCAGACAATCTTAAATCACTTTGCACACTTCTAAGCCCGCTGTTTAACAAAGCAGCGTTTAAATTAGCTAACTCAAAACTTTCGTTTGGATTTTGCCCATTAGTATTAATTTGAGCTGTAATTTGAGAAGGGTTAGCTGTAGATACATCAGGATCGTGCGCAGGGTTTAATTGGAATCTTAAGTTGGCAGTGTTTAAAGTTAAGAAGTTTTCTGAGTTTACAGATGTAGAAATAATCTCACCTGTTTTCTGATCTAACTTAGCCATTCCTTTTAAACCTCCGATTTTTACAGCTGATTTGAAAACCATTTGATCAGCTCCTCTTTCTCGCATAGCATCTCTATAAGTAGCTAAGTGAGGAAATTTATCTACTAATTCATTCGTCAATACTTTAACTGAGTATTTGATAGCTACAGGAATGCCATTTTGGATAGAAAAATAAACAGGTTTCATTACTATGTCTGTCATAGCTTCTTGCCCGTAAGCTCTAGATATCTTATCGTAGAATTCTGGCAGCATAAATCCTTCAGCATCAGAGGCTTCGTAATCAGCTCTGTACGCTTCAGCTGGAATATTTCTTAAGTCTTCATCTACAACTCTAATTAAATCTTCAACAACCATTACTTTGGAATCACGAGGTATTCCATGATTATCATCTACTAAAAGAGTGTCTCCTGTAGCAGTTGCTATTTGAATCCTTTTTGTTTGGTCTTCTTTAGATTTATAAAAAGTTTCGTCCCCGTATAGTATCTGTGAAAGTGAGTATTGATTTATAGCAAAATTTAGATAAAAATTTTCTACTACTTTTTCAATTACTTTGTTTCTTATATCTAAATTTTTAGCTACTTCTTCAGCAGATGAAGTTTCAACAATTAACTTTTCAGGTAAACTTAAATTTAAAAGTTTTGCTGCGTGAGATAAAGTGTCTTCTGGAATTCTAACTTGACTGTTAACATCAGCTTCCGCTTGTGTAAATACTTTAGCCACTTCTAAAGATTGCGCTTTAATGTGCGCCTTAACTTTGGCAACAGCATCAGCAGTTACTTTAGCTTTATTACCTTTCTCTATTTTTCCTTCCAACCCACTGAAAGTTCAAGC